CCTTTGCTCAAGAAACGGCCCCGCGGCGTCTGCCTGACGGTGGACGAGATCGCCGGGTGGGTCGGGTCGTTCAACCAGTACAAGGCGGGCGGCAAGGGGAGCGACCGCGACTTTTGGCTGTCCAACTGGACGGGGAAGTCCTGGACCGTGGTCCGGAAGAACCTGGCCGAGGGGTACAGCACGATCCCGCACCCGTTCGTCTCGGTCCTCGGCGGCATCCAGCCGGACCGGCTCGGCGACCTGGTCGGCAAGGACGACGGGTTCCTCGAACGGGTGCTGTTCGCGTACCCGGACCGGCTGAGTCCGAAGACGAGCCGCCGGGCCGTCGACGGCTCGGCGTGGGAGCGAGTCGCGGCCGCGATCCTGAGCCGCCCAATGTACGAGGACCAACCGAGGCCGGCCGGCGAGAAGGCGGATCCCAACGAGAAAGGAGAGTCGGCCGGCCGGCCGTTCTACCTCAACCTCGATCCCGGTGCCGACGAACTGTTCTTCGACCACTGGTGCCCGCGAATGGACCGGTTCGCGGCGGACGCGGCTCGGACCCAGGACCGGCTCAAGGGGGTGTACGCGAAGTTGAAGGGGTACGCGGCACGGCTCGCCGTCATCGCGTTCGCCTTGCGGGTCGCTGGGGAGAGCGGTTCCATCGCGGTCGTCACCGCGGCGGACATGGCGGCGGGAATGGCCCTCGCTGAATACTTCCTCGCCCACGCCCGACGGGTCTGGGACGCGACGTCCTGCGACCAGCGCATGGGCCTGGCGAGCGTGGTGGTCGAGTGGGTCCGCCGGAAGTGCCTAGCCGAATTCTCCCGGTCCGAATTGCACCGAGACCTCCGCCGCCACGTCCGGCAGCCCGAGGACTGGGCCGATCCGCTGCGGTTACTGCGTCAGATGAACTGGGTCCGGTACCTCGACCAGCCACAGGCGGCGACCGGCCGGAAGCCCACGCCGCGGTTCGAGGTCAACCCTCAAGCGTTCTCACAGGCTTCTGTACACTCAACGTCCACTTTGCGCCACGAAACCCCGTTTTCTGGTGAAACAACTCGCTCGGTCGACGGGGCTGCCTGAGTTTATTCACCAAACAACGGGGTTTCGTGGCGCTGAATGTACAAGGTGTGTTGGCCGGAAATAGCGAACAGACAACGGGTTAGAGTTTTGTGTACGGAAATCCGCGAAAGGAGTGGGACATGGCCGAAAACGCATCCGACCCCACGACGCGCACGAAAGCCAACTCGCAACGTCTCGCGGCCCTGGAAGAGGTCGCTTACGCGGCGAACCGAGTGATCCAGTCCCAGGACTCGCTCGCCCGGAACAAGGACGACGCCGCCCGCAAGGTCGCGGCCGATTACCTGCGACGGCTGAAAGAGAAGATCGTCGCGCTGAATCAGGTGACGGGGGCCGGTTCGCTCTTCGACACCGCCGCCGAAACGAGGGACGCATGAACTGGCTATCGGGATCGGTCACGGTGCGGCGGTTCGCGGTCGATGGTCCGCGGCCGCGGTTCTTCGGCGGCGAGCACCTGGATCGTCTGCGGGCTCACGCCGCCGGCACCCAGCGGATCGCGTCGGCCGACGGCGTCGAGACCGGGTGGACGGGCGGGGAGTCGATCCTCGACACCACGTTCACCGAGGGGAAGAACGTGTGGCCGGACCACCTGCTCTTCGACCTGTGGACGCAGACGGACCGGCTGCCGGCGGATCTGCTGAAGGCGTACTACGTCGCGGACCTGGCCGCCCTCTCGCGGAACAACCCGAGCGGCTACCCGTCGTCCCGGCAGAAGCGGGAGGCCCGCGAGTCGGCCAAAGATCGACTCTGGGAGCAGGCGAAGGACGGCCGGTTCTTGAAGCGGAAGATCGACCCGATCCTCTGGGACGCCGGCCGGAACGAGGTGTACTTCGGGACGACGTCGGACAACGCGGCCGCCCGGCTGTGCTCGCTGTTCGGGCAGACCTTCGGCAGCGACCTGACGCAGGTGGATCTGATGGCCCGCGGGTTGACGCCGATCTCGGCGGGAACGCTGGCCGTGTCGCGACACCCCGAGGCCAAGAGCGAGCGGCTGTCCGAGTTCGTCCGCGGCGTCACGCCGGACGAGCCGAAGTGGTCGGTTGACCCCGACGTCCCGGACTTCCTCGGCAGCGAGTTCCTGATCTGGCTCTGGCACATCGCCGAGCAGGACTCGGACACGCTCGAATGCCCGGACGGGTCGGAGGCGACGTTCCTGTTCTCCGGCGGGGTCCGACTCGGCTGTCCGCGCGGCCAGGGCGACGACGTCATCAACTCGGACAGCGGGATCCGGACGCCCGAGGCCCGGGCCGGACTCACCGTCGGGAAGATCCCGACGAAGGCGGCGTTGACCGTGGTCCGCCACGCCGACCAGTTCAGCTTCAAGATCGTTGCCGAGTCGCTCGCGATTACCGCTGCCAAGCTGCCGGCCCCGCCCGACGACGCGACGGGCCGGGCGCGGGACGAGCACCGGCTGCAGGCGGTCCGCGACCTGGTCGAGACGGTCGAGCAGATGTACTTCGCGTTCCTCGACAAGCGGCTCGGCCCGCAGTGGCAGGACGAACTCCGCCGCATTCAGCACTGGATCGCGGGGCGGAAGGCGGTGGCGTGAGTGGAACGGCTCGTGTGCCAACACTGCCGAAAGACCCATGCGAACCGACCTCGGGCGTTGTGTTGGTCCTGCAATCAGTGAAAGGGCGCGACGATGGTTGCCAAGAACGCTTTGCTGCCAGCTTGGACAGACGCCCGGTTCACAGCTCGGTTTTGGTCAAAAGTTGACTTCGGCGTGGAATGCTGGCTCTGGGCCGCTTCGGTCACGGGAGTCGGGTACGGACAGATTCGCGTCGGCCGAACAACGTTGCTGGCGCACAGGCTTGTCTGGGAGTTGTATCGCGGGCCAATACCTGGCGGGTTGTTCGTGCTCCGTAGGTGCGACGTGCGGAGGTGATGCAACCCGACGCATCTGTTTTTGGGGACGGCGGCCGACAACACGGCAGACATGATCGCAAAGGGGAGGCACGTGGTCAAAGGCCCCTACCGACCGGCGAGGGGGGAGCGGCACGGACGCAGAAAACTGTCGGCTGCCGAAGTGTTGGAGATTCGGCGACGGTACGCCCTTGGAGGGGTGACTCAAGTATCCCTGGGGCATGAATACGGGGTGTCCGGTGCTCATATCTGCGGAATTGTCAACGGAAGGTTCTGGACCGAAGGTGTGCCGGCACTGCCGGCGAGAGCCGGCTAACCGTCCTCGCGGCCTCGGATGGAAGCGTTACTACACCCCTGGCGTGAAAGACCTGTACCCGTCAACTAGCAAGTTCGCGAGACGCGGCGCCGGGAACATCACCGGGGTGCAGCCTTTGCCCGCGAAGCCGACCGATGCGGTCCCTGGATCAGCGGAAAAGGTCGCGGTCCTGGAAGCCCGAGCCGCGGCGGGCGAGAGTTTGTGGCACCCGAAGGATGCGGACTGGTCCGATGTCGGGCGGAAGGTCGAGGCCGAGCGGAGGTCATGCGAGGAAGAAACGGATGGGGCTTCCGACGAATAGCGGCTGGCTCGAACAGGCGGTGCGGAACGGGCTGGTCACGGCAGACCAGGTCGCGGGGCTCCCGGTCGAGAAGCTTGTGCCGACGAAGTCGAGGGCGAGCGAATCAGCCGAGCCGGACGTGCAGCAGTGGGCGGTCGAATTCGAGATCGACTGGCGGCCGACGAACGAGTCGAACCTCGGCGGCGGGCTGCCCGCGAAGCTTGCCCGCAAGAAGGCGGCGAAGGTCGCGTGCCAGGTGGCGATCCCGCCGCACCTGCCGCCGCCGCCGGTGAGGGTGACTCTGACCCGGACCGGCGGAATCAAGCGGATGGACCGCGACGGAATGGTGACGTCGCTCAAGTGGGTGCAGGACGCGATCGCGGCGGCGCTGGGAGTCGACGACGGGGACCGGGACAAGGTGCGGTGGCGGTACCGGCAGCGTCCGAGTTACGGCAAGACACGAGTCCACGTGAGGGTCGAATCGTGCTGAAGTACGCCAGCTTCGACATCGAGACGACGGGCCTGGACCCGCACCGCCACCAGGTGCTGGAGATCGCTGTCGTCGTCGAGACGGACTGGAAGACGCCGGTCGAGGACCTGCCGTTCATGCGGCTCGCGCTGAAGCACGACGAGGTGGTCGCGTCGTGGCGGGCGTTGGAGATGAACGTGCGGCTGTTCCAGGAGAAGGACGAGTTCGAGATCCGTTACCCGCCGGACGCCGCCGCCCACCACGTGCGGCTGTTCCAGGAGAAGGACGAGTTCGAGATCCGTTACCCGCCGGACGCCGCCGCCCACCACGTCCTGACCTTCCTCCGCGACCAGTTCGGCTCGGACGTGGGCCACGCTGCGAGGGTCACCGCCGCGGGCAAAAACTTCGCGACCTTCGACAAGCTGTTCCTCGATCAACTTCCCGGCTGGCCGAAGGGCGTCTTCCGCCATCGCGTCCTCGACCCCGTAACGCTCTGGCTCGACCAGGACGACGACGCGCCGCCCGACATGGCCACGTGCCTCGACCGGGCGAACCTCAAACAAACGGAAGCCCACACCGCCCTGGGCGACGCCCGCGACGTCATCCGCCTGATCCGCGCCGGACTCAACTACGCATAAGGAGCCGAAGGTGACCGAGCCCAATCCCAACATCATCGCGCTGCGGATCGCCGAGGACGGCCAGCAGCGGTGCCGCGCCGAGATCGACGACCTCAAGAGGCAGACCCGCGAGAAGGGGGTCGAACTCCGCGACTGGGACCGGAAGGTCGCCGAGGCGATCGCCGTGCTGCTCGGCCGGGCCCCGGCGTCGCTGTTCGATGCCGTCGAACCTCCCCCGGAGCCGGTCGCGACCTTGCCTGGACCGGGGCACTACGGGGACCGCGTCGCCGTCGACGAGGCACCGGCCCCGGCCCTCGACCTCTCCGCGATTGAGCCAGAAGCCCCCGAGAGCGACGGCCTCCCCGCCGACGTCCGCGCCCAGGGCCTCGCCCTCATCGGGGTGCCCTCGGCGGTGCTGAAGAAGCTCGACCAGTTCGGTGAGATCGCGACCGTCGGCGACCTGTGGGACTGGGTCGAGGAAGACCGATACGACGTCGGCGGCATGGCGAACGACCGCGGGCTTTGGGAGTGCCTGAAGCACATCAAGGTCGCCTCGCAACAGATCGGGCCGACGGTGGACGCGGTGTACTCGTTCCTCAAGGCGAAGGGGTGCGACCCGCGGCCCGCGGCGGTCGACCTCGACGCGCCGATCGCGAAGCCCGGCGACGTCGTCCGGTCGAGCTACGGCACCGGGCCGTACACGGTGAAGTCGGTCGAGCGCCACGGGAGTCGCGGGGGTCGGCCCACGTGGACGCTGACCTTCCAGCCGAGAGGAAAGGGCGAGAAGGAGGGCGGGCTCATCAATGACCTGCAGCGTCAGTCGGACGGCCGGATCACCGCGAAGAACGGCGACGAGGTCATCGTTTTGCCCGCGGGGACCGAGCCGGGGCCGACGTACTGGGACTGGTCTCGGCCGCTCGGAGACGCGGCGACGGCGAACGCCGAGCTGCAGCGGCTCTGGATGCACGGCAAGCCGCTGCCCCGTGCCGACAAGCCAAGCGGCGTCCTGGAGGCTCAAGGGGACGCGTCGGCGTGGGCCGGGTTCATCGACCCCGCCCAGGTGCCGGCCGTCGGCGACCTGCCGCTGTGTCGGGTCGACGGGATGCCGGCGTCAATCTGGCAGGATCTGGATAAGCCGCTGCACAAGGTCAAGACGATCGGCGACCTCGCGAAGAAGGTCGAAGAACTGAACTTCGCCGGCGACCTGGGCGAGCAGGTGTACGCGACGATTGCCCAGTTGCTCGGCCGCGACGGGTTCCTCGTGACGATGGCCCGCGACGCGGTCGTATCGCTGTTGCGGCCCAATGCCCCCGAGCAGCACCTGTCCTCAATCGACCGCTTCCCCGAGCAGGCGGCTGCCTCGCTCGAACGCAAGGGGATCACCACCCTCAGCAAACTCCGCGAGTACGTCGTGGAGGAAGGCACGCCACTGCGGACCTCGGCGTACGCCTTCCTGTCGGCGATCCCCGGCATCTCGAAGCCGGTCGCCGGGACCGCGGCGGACGTGATCGCGGATCTGCTCGAACCGAAACCGGCCAAGGCTGAAACCCCCACACCGAAGCGGAAGCGAAAGGAGTCCGTCGCGTGAACACCACACTGGAATGGTTTGACAAGAAGATCGCCTACCACGAGACGCGAATTGCGGTCCTCCGCGAGCTTCGGGCCGAGGCCGCGGCGGACAGCGGTGAGCCGACCCCACCGATGCCAGCTGCAACGGGCTCAGCGGCGAAGGCGAAGCAGGAGACGCCCCGCCCCCAGTCGAAAGCCCGACGACAACCGTCGGGCGACACTCTGGAACGGATCGTCGGCGACCTGGCCGCAAACGGGCCAAGCGGACCAAAGGCGATTGCCAGCCGGATCGTCCGGGACCGGGGAGCGGTGAACCGCGTCCTGAGCGAGAACGAGAAGGGGCTGTTCCAGCGGTCGGAAGGCAACCGTCGAGGAGTGACGTACAGCCTCAGCGAGAAGGGCCGGACGTACCTGGCGTCCCTCTCCGGGTCGAGCCCAGCGACTGGCTGACCGACGCCGAGTACGCCCCGACGAAGGACCGCATCCGGTTCGACCAGGAAGAAGCCATCGCCGAGGCCCTGGAATCGCTCGGCGGGTCGGGTACGGCGGAGGAGATCGCGGCGGAAGCCGTATTGCCGGCGAGCGTGGTGTTGAAGCGGGCTGCGGAATGCCCAGAGTTGTTCGAGGTGTCAGGGGACCGGATCACGTTGAGGGGCGAATGAACCTGTACGACGCGCACGAGACGATCGACCGCCTGCGACGGGAGAACGCGATACTCGCCGCCGAACGGGACGCGGCCCGGCGGGTGGTCGAGTCGCTGGCCGAGCGGGTGTACCGGCAGAGCGAGTTGCTGACGCGGAAGGCGGGGCGGGCGACGGCGGCGGACCAGTACACGGGGTGCCCGGCGATCGGGGCCGACGAGCAGGAGGGGGATTGATGGACGGGCAACCCAAACTCGAACCCACCGGCACCGACCTCGGGGCGGCAGTTCGGCTCCTGCTCGACACCGGCGACATGTCGGGGGTGCCGTGGATCCTCGACACTCTGGAGGAACTTGGCACGTTCCAGCGGGCGGCCCAGGCGTTCCACCTCCGGCGGCAACTGGCCAAGCTTGCGGCCGCGGAGCAGGTCGGCGTGTGGCTCTGGAGTGAATTCAGCCGCGAGGTCCGCGAGGCGTTTTGGCACGACCTGTACACGCTGCCGAGCACGCTGGACGCGATCGGGTGGCTCGTTCGTCTGGCGGACGAGCCTGCCCCCAGTGTGCTCGTGAGTCCGCTGCACTCGCGGGACGTCGACCTGTCACTTCCACTGAACGAGCGGGGTGGCCAATGACCCCCTCCGCCCTCAACGTGCTGGCCGGGAACGCGACGTGGTCCTGCGAGGCGGGGGAGGCGGCCGCGTGGCTGCGCACCCTGCCCTCGAACAGCGTCCACTGTTGCGTGACTAGCCCGCCATATTGGGGGCTAAGGGACTACGGCGTCGCCGAGCAACTCGGCCTCGAACCCACGCCCGGAGAGTTCGTCGAGCGGCTGGTCGGGATCTTCCGCGAACTTCGGCGGGTTCTGCACCCGAGCGGCACGGTCTGGTTGAACCTCGGGGACTCTTACGCCACGGGGGCCGGCTCGGCGAGGTCTGCCGGCGGCAAGTCGTTCGGGAAGTCAAACCCCGTCGTCGACGCGAGGGCATTCCCGGCATCGCAACCGAACCGTGCGCCCCAGTTCGGGCTGAAGCCGAAGGACCGGTGTATGATCCCGGCCCGCGTGGCGATCGCACTCCAGGCGGACGGTTGGTGGCTTCGTGACGAAATCGTGTGGCAAAAACCCGCGCCCATGCCGTTGTCGGTGTCGGACCGCACGTCGCCCGCCCACGAGATGATCTACCTGCTCACGAAGGCGAAGCGGTACTTCTTCGACAACGTCGCGATCTTCGAGCCGGCCGTCTCCGCGGGCCGGCCGATGGTCCGCACGGGCGGTTGGGCCGAGGGCAAAGGGAAGAAGCACCACGCGACGGTCCAGAACGGCCGCGGCGGGGGTCGGGACACGGGCGAGGCGGTCCCGGCGACCCGGAACAAGCGATCCGTGTGGAAGGTGTCCGGCGCTCGGTTCAAGGGGGCGCACTTCGCGACGTTCCCGGCGAAGCTGGTCGAGCCGTGCGTTCTCGCCGGCACCTCGGACAAGGGCGTCTGTCCGCGGTGCTGGTTTCCGTGGGTGCGGCAGGTCCGAAAGACGCGGGTGCCGACGCGGCCGGGGGTGGACACGAAGTGCTTGCCGCACTCCGACGGCGACACCCGGACGGCGAAGACCAAGGGCTGGAGCAAGCCGCTGGTGATCGGCAACCGCGACCCGAAGCGGCACGTCACCCAGGTCGAGACGGTCGGGTGGAAGGCGGGGTGTGCGTGCCCCGCGGCGGACCCGATGCCGGCGGTAGTACTCGACCTGTTCGCGGGGAGCGGGACCACGCTCGCGGAAGCGGTGCGGCTGGGCCGGCGTGCGGTCGGGTGTGAACTGAACCCGGCATACATCGCCGACCACGTGGTGCCTCGGATGGCCGCGATCGGGGGGCCGTGAGTGGCCACCGACCCGAATCAGCCCGACAACGCGGTCGAGGCACTGGCGGTGCTGTGGGGCTGGGTCGCCGTCAGTCGGCGGACCCCGGCTGTGCTCGCGGCGAAGGCGATCCTCGACGCGGCCCTGGAAGAGCGGGCGGCGGCGGTCGCGGAGTTGGCGCGGGTCCGGGCGGGTGACGACTCGGTGCGGCGGCTGGCGGCGGCGCTGGGGATCAAGGTTCCGAAGGCACAGGGGAGGAAGCGATGACCGCGACCGAGACGAAGACGACCGACCGGAACTGCCTCTCGTACTGGTTCCCGCGGCTGGTCGCCGCCGGTGTGCCGGTGCCGCGCACGGAGATCCTGAACTGGCCGGGCGACATGTGGGAGCTCGCGAAACTGTGCGACGGGCAGACGCCGGACGGCTTGGAACCGTTCCTCGACGAGCTTCGAGCCGCCGCCTTGCGAATCTCACCGGTCGGCCCGTGGTTCCTCCGAACAGGCCAGGGCAGCGGGAAGCACGAGTGGTCGCGGTGCTGCCACCTGACCGACCTCGCCAGGATCGGCGATCACGTTGGAAACCTGGTGTACTGGTCGCACCTCGTCGACTTCCTCGGGCTCCGTCACGACGTGTGGGTGATTCGCGAGATGCTTCCCACCAGGCCAGTCGCGGTCCTCCCGCGGTACGAGGGTTTCCCGCTCGTGCCCGAGGTCCGCGCCTTCATCCGTGGCGGTCGGGTTGTTTGTCATCACGATTACTGGCCAGCAGGTGCCGTGCAGCAGGGCCTGCCCCACGGGACGGACACGATCGCGGCCGGGGAGGTTGCGGCTGCAGCCTCAGTGCGGGGGCTGGCCCTCGATGATGCGTTGCGGCTCGCGTCGGTGGCTGCTCGGGCCTTCGAGGCGGACGGGGCGTGGTCGGTGGACCTGCTGCCCACTGATCGCGGCTGGCACGTGACAGACATGGCAGAGGCATCGCGGTCGTTTCACATGCCGGGGTGTCCGGCCAAGGAGGGACTCGGGAAGTGATCATTTCGGCTTCCGACATCGTCGACGTGCTGGTCGCCAACCGCTGGCGGCGGAACTTCGTGCTGCCCCACTACACGCCGCGGTCGTGGTTCGAGTGCGACGTGTATGAGGTGACAGAAGCTGGTTACTTTCGCGAGTACGAGGTCAAGACGTCTCGCGGCGACTTCTTCCGCGACGCCGCGAAGAAGATGCCCGACTCGTGGCGGTGGGACGGCTCGGTGAAGGTGGACTTGCCGGGCCGCGTGAAGCACCAGTCGCTTGCCGCCCGAGACGTCCGCGGTCCGGCCCGATTCTGGTTCGTGACCCCGCCCGGCCTGGTGACGGTCGACGAACTTCCGGACTTCGCCGGGCTGATCGAGGTCGGGCCGTCCGACCGCGGCCGAATGCCAACCGAGCGGGAGATTCGCAAGGCCCCGCAACTGCACAAGGAGCCGGCGACGGTCGACCACGCGAGAGGCATCTGCTACTGGCGGCTGCACGCACTTCGGAACAGCGATCGCGTGACCGGCGTCGACCGGCGTGCCGATTGGGTGGCCATCGAACTTCCGGACGCGACCACAGAGTAGCAGTTTGACGGTTCCAGTCGTTCCGAACGCCCTGGGGAAACCTGGGGCGTTTTCGTTTTCGCGAAATCGCGAAGTGTGGAGGGGGGTGAATTTGCTCCCTAAGGAGGAGGAAGAGAGGGATATATATCTCTCCCCCTTATAGGGGGTGTTTTCTGGGAAGCAGATTCAAAATCACGGTGAGTGGAAACAAACTGCCACCCGCGGGAAACTCCGTCCCCCACCATGCGATTTGGCAGACTTTGGCAGAGTTTGGCAGACCCTACGGCGTTCGTGGGAGGATGGGCAAGCACCCCGCGATTTGGCACACGGTGGCACTCCGTGGCACCCTGGCGGGCGTTTCGCCGCGAACAGACATACTAACGTAGGTTAAACTTAGTTCAATTTGACCCCGGATATGATACGCCTGTACATTGCCCAGTAGGCGGACTCGGGATCGGGGAAGGGACGGAGGGTGAAAGCGTCGATTGCCCGGCTGGTGCGGGCTCCGAAGGCAAGGCCGTGGTCGAGGGGGTAGACGTATTTGGGGAGCAGATCGCGGGAGACGCCGTACTGCTGAGGCAGCGCGAGGGCGGCGGCCCAGAGGGTGAGGGGCGTGACGGGGTGGGCGGCGCGAAGGCAGGCGACAGCGACGCGGTTGGCGGCCCAGGCGGTGGGGTAGAGTCCGAGGTTGACGAACCCCACGGTCTCGTTGCACCAAACGCGAGCCTGGAACAATCCACCTTTGACGCGGCGGCAGAATCGGTGGAGGGGGTTGGGTGGCTCACGGCGGAGTCGGTGCGCGAGCATGGCGGCGGGCTCCCGGCGAGGGTATAATCCTCGTGAGGAACCCGCCGCGGCCCGCGGCGGAAACCTGGACACGATCCCGGATGGCAGCCGGGGTCGAGTCGTTTTGCGGACACATCGCCCGCGTGTGCGTGGAGTATAGTTGAGGGGGTTGCCTGTCAGCGATGCGAGGGGCGTTTCGATGAGCGAATCGCTGTACGACTCCGAGGAGTGGGCTTCGCTGGTCCGGGGTATTCGCGAGCGGCCGGACGACGACCTGCAACGGCTCGTCGCGGCGGATTGGTTGGAGGAGAGAGGTGAAGGGGAGCGGGCGGAACTGATCCGGTTACAGTGCGAATCGGCGGCGATGTCACGGTGCAGCGGTTGGGCCACGCTGGACGGGTGCGACTGCCGAAGGTGCGACATTATTCAGGCCGCGTTCGCGCTGATACAAGCTAAACACGAGACGTGGCACCCGGACGGCCCGGACGACACCACGTACGCGAGGGGATTCTGGGAGTCCGTCCGCTGCCCCTGGTCGTGGTGGCATCGGCACGGGGACACGCTCTGCCGGCGCGAGCCGGTAACTCGGGTCGAATTGACGACGGAACCGATGGTGTTCAGTGCTCGCACATCGACCGTCCCGCACGATGTCGCGTTCTGGCTCGACAATATCAGCGACATACAGCATGTGGTCGCCATCACCGAACGCGAACTGCTGTCGCGAGGGCATCGCCGAGAAGACGTCGTCCGCAAGTTGCTCAACTCTCGGTGGCCTGCGATCCCTGAGCGGGGGTGGACGCTACCGGTTGCGTTCGCCAGTGCGGAAGATGAACTCATCGAAGGATTGTCTGCTCGATACCTGCGAGAACTATTCCGTTTGCCGGAGCCGGACCCCGCCGCCGACTTGCTGTGAAAAGTTCCCGCCCTGTCAGGCAACCCGCCGCGGTAACCTCACCGCATGCCCCTGGCCCTCACTGTCACCGACAACGCAGGCACCCCCTCGATCGGGGCCGTCGCCACTGTCGGCGGCTCCGCCGGCGGCACGGTGACGGTCTATGCCCAGCCGGTCACCGGTCAAACGGGCAGCGGCACCTGGACCAGCTACGGCAGCCGCACGGGGGACGGGACGGTATCGCTGGCACTCGCCGCGGGGTACTGGTGGGTGTACGCGATCGAGGGGGCGGACCTGTCGGGCCTGGCGTACACGCAGGTGACGACGGGGCTGACGGCGGTCGAGACGCGGTGCAAGGCGGCGATCGCGGCGACGATCACCCTGCTGAATCTGCCGATCCGGGCGATTCACACGCAGTTCGACGCGGACGACAAGACGAACTTGAACAACCTGTGCGTCGTGCTCGACACCGGCGACGGGGTGCGGGAGACGGACGAGGCGGCGATGAACAACCGCGACGACCTCGGGCACCCGGTGCGGGTCTGCATCTTCGACACGAAGGATCAGTTCGACCAGTCGGCGACGAAGCAGGCCCTGTACGAGTCGATGCGGCAGTCGATCTGGCGGGCCTTCCACAACCAGCGGCTGGCCGGCGTACCCGAGAGCGTGATCAACAAGGTCGAGCCGCTGGCGCTGACGGAGATGGAGAAGGGGCGGTACCAGTGGTTCCGGTCGGGGCTCTTGATCCGGTGTCGGACCCGCGAACTCCGCGGCCTGGGGGCATGACATGGCTGCGAGTATCACCACCCTCGCCAAACTTGGCTGGTCCGCGATTGGCGGGTCCAGTCCGGCCACGCAGCAGATCGACTTCGCCGACTTCGACCTCGGCATCTCGCAGGATGTCCGCGACCTGAACGGGACGCGGGGGAAGTACAACAAAGACTTCGGCCGCGTCCGGAAGAACCTCATCCACGTCGAACCGTCGTTCCGCAGCGAGCCGACGGCGGTCGAGCTGGCCGCGATCCTCGAATGGGTGATGGGCGGGACCGTCACCGGGACCACGACGAAGACCTACCCGTTCGGCAACGCTGCGGGCCTGCGGTACCTGGCGTTCGACCCGGGTGCGGGCAACCTCTGGAATCTGACGGGGGTCGCGGTCGACTCGTTCACGCTGTCGGGCTCACAGGGCGAGCCGATGAGCGTCTCGCTCGGGCTGCTCGGCCAGGCGTACACCGTGTCGGGGTCGTTCCCGGCCCTGTCACTGGACATTAGCACGCAGCCATTCCTGTTCATCGACTGCGCGCTGACGGTGAACGGCTCGACGACGACGATCGCCGACTTTAGTTTGTCGATCTCGAACGGGCTCGACCGCGGCCGATTCTTCAACAGTTCGACCCTCACCGCGTTGAACAAGTTGAACCGCACCACGACGATCGGCCTGACGATCCCCTACGGCGACTTCACGAGCCTGTTCGGCTACGGCGTCAACGGCACCGGGGCCGTCGGCTCGATCGTCGCCACGTTCACCAACGGCGGCAGCGTCCTCACGGTCACCGCGGCGAACGTGGGGTTCGCGCCGCAGTCGCCGTCGTCGCCGTTCCAGGCGGAGGGGTTTTTGACCCTCTCCGGCGAGTGCTTCTCGTCCTCCCTGACCACCGACCCCATCACCATCACCCTTGCCAACGGGCCTTGACCATGCCGCGATTGTTCCTCCAGGACGGGTACACGCTCGAAGGGAAGACCGAGCCGACCTACGGCAGCGCGAAGGGCCTGCCGGTCGTGACGTTCGCCTACCGCCCAGCCGACCCCGCCGCGATTTACGAGTGGCAGTGGAAGGGGGAGCACGCCGCGAGCGGGGCCGACCGCCTGAACGCGGACGCGGACCTCGTCGCCGGGTGCCTCGTGTCGTGGGACGTCCAGGACGCGACGCTCGACAAGGACACGATCAAGAAGGTCCCGAACCCGATCCTGCAGCAGATCATTTCGGCGTGCGCGACCTGGGCCGCGAAGGAGATGGCGGCCGCCGCGGGAAACTCCTGAACGGGCTCCGGGTGGCTCTTTTTCACCCGGAATGGGACCGGTCCTGCGCCTCGTGTGAGAAGTTCCTCTACTCGCGCGACGGCACCTGCCCGGTCGACCGCAAGACGCGGTTGCCGCTGCTCCGGCCGCCCGGCACGCCGACCCCCTGCACGCACTGCCCCAAAGTCCCCGAGTGGCTCCGCGGCGGCGGGGACTGGAAGACCGCCCGCGCCGCCGCCGTCGACCTCACAACCGCCAACCGCAAGGCGATCGCGTTCTACCGCCGGTGCGAGGCGACCGGGCGGTTCCCCGACGACCCGCTCGTCGCGTGGTACTCCGCACTGATCGCGGCCGCGGACGCGGAGTTCGCCCGGTGGCCGGCAAAGCAGATCCTCGCCCGACTCGACACCCTCGTCCTTCGTCTCGGGAGGTGACCCGTGGCCGACAAGTTTCAGGAACTGATCGACGCCGTCAACGCGCTCACGAAGGCGACGAAGGAGTCCACGCAGGAGTCGAAGAACGGCACCGGGCCGGCCGGGCCGGGCGGCGGGCTCTCGTCGGCCGACCGCAAGCTCGCGAACCAGTGGGAGGCCCGCGAGCGGCAGCGGTACATGCGGCAGCAGGCCCAGTTCCAGCAGAAGCAGCAACAGGAAGCCGAGAAGATCCAGCGGCAGCAGTCGCAGGCCGCGGCAAAGCAACAGCGAGACGCCGCCCGAGACGCCGCCCAGGTCGCCCGGACCCAGCAGCGGGCCGTCGAGAAGGCAAGCCGGGCCGAAGAGCGAGTCTTCGCCAAACAGGAACGGCTTCGGATCCGCGACGCGAACAAGGCGGAGCGTGAAGACATTCGCCGCGTCCGGGCCGAAGAACAAGCGGCGAAGCAGGCGGGGGAAGGGGCATCGGAAGCCAATCAGGCGAGAATGGTGCGATCCGCGCGGGTGGCGGGGGTGGCGTACGGTGCGATGCAGGTCGGGGCGACGGCCGGGACAGCGTTCCGCGACCCTTACCAGACGAATGGGGCGGGGGCATATCAGACGTTCAAGTCGATCCCCGGCGTCGGCTACGCCGCGGGCGTCGGCGAGGCGATCGGCGGCCGCACGTCGCGGATGGAGGCGAACCAGGTCGCCTCCCAGAAGATCGACGTGATCTCGGCCGGGGCAAGCGAACGGCAGTCCACCGCTTACCAGCTCGGTCAGCAATCAGACTCGGCCCGGAACCGCTCGTCCGTCCTGGCCGGGGCAAGCGTGTCCGCGTTCGCCGGCGGGGACCGGTCCTCGGCACGCGGCGAGCGGGAGTACCAGTTCGCGAAGCGACTGCTACCGCTCCAGGACGCCCAGGCGAAGGCCGAACGCGAGCAGACGATGGCGGTGAAGGACCGCGTGTCCGCCCAGAACCGTCTCGTCGGGCTGGAGCAGCAGGAATCGCAGTTGATGAAGAAGCGGGCGGACATGGAGAAGGCCCTCGGCGGGACGGGCGGTTTCGTTGCGTCCGTGATGGGCGACGGCGACCGGGCGGCGTATGCGACCGGGGTGGCGAAGCTGACGGAGCAGATCGAGGCGACGAAGCGGCTGCGAGAGACGGCCACTCGCGACGTGGCGAACGCCCGGGTCGGCGAGGTGCAGGCGGGGGGCGCGGCGAGAGAGGCATCGATCGGGGTCGGCCGCGAGCGGCTCAGCCAGACGATGGAACTGGGGGCACAGTACCGGCAGACCGCCCAGAGCCTCGGGGCGATGGGGGTCGGCGGGCGGCAGCAAGCGAAGCAGGCGTGGGACATCGTCCAGCAGATCGGCATCGACAACGCCGGGCCGGACCTCGTCAACCAGGCCCGGGCCTTCGACCCGCAGGGCATCGCGAAGCTGGAGCAGGCGGCGGGGGCCGGGTCCGCCGAGTACGCCGCCGGGCGGGCCGCCGGGGTCGAGGGGTACGGCGACATCGAGGCGAACCAGCGGGACGAGGTCGAGCAGACGAACCGGCTCCGCGAACTCGGCCTGGAGAACGAGAAGCTCTCCGCCAAGGGGATCGACGCGGCGCTCGGGTCCGAACTGGCCGGCAAGATCGACCAGTTGATCGAGGACCGGATCGCCGAGGCGGTGCGGCTCATCGACGACAAACTCGTCCAGCAGCGGGCGATGCAGTGACCCCGTCAGGCAACCGGCCGTGTCACACTGACCGCACCCACGGAGGTGCGGCGTGCAACTCGTCTACGGCGCGTACCGGTTTCCCGTCAACGGTGTGGCGGTGACGTCCCGCACGTCGCCGGTGCTCGACTACGCCGGCCGGACGATCCGCGTCCGCACGGCGATCAACTGCCGCGGCTACCTCACGGGGGACGGCCAGGCGGCACTCACCCTGCTCGAAAACCAGATGCGCGCCGCGCTGCTCATTCCCTATCAGAACCTGTCGCTCCTCCAGGACTCGGGGGCGGTCTCCGCGACGAGCCTGAGCAGCGGCAGCACACTCTCGGGCGTGTCGATCACGGACGGCCCGCACTTCCCCGACCCGATGGGGAGTGAGTACGTCACGACCCGGACGTTCGAGTTCTCCGGCGAGGCCGAGACGGTGGTGAACGGCAATTCCGCCAACCTGCTCGCGTTTCAGGAGTCGCTCACGTTCGTCGGCACCGGCGGCCCGATGACGATGTTCAAGAACGCGGTCAACGGTCCACTGCCTCAGCGACAGGTCGTGTACCCCCGCACCGTTTGCCGCGTCATTCAGGCAGGGCAGTCGGTCGGGCACCTGCAGTACCCGCTGGCTCCCGCCCCGAAGTGGCCGGCGTTCGAGAACGTGGACCGCCGGCAGGTCGTCAACGCGAACCCGCGCCGGGTCGGACGAGGGCTGGCGGAGTTCCCGATCACCTGGCGGTACGAGTTCGAGTCCGCGGTCCCGCTCGTCGGGCTGCCCACCATCCCCCCGCTGTGAGGCCGACGTGGCAACGAGTTACTGGCTGGGCGACGCCCAACCCGTCGCCCAGGTCAACACCGTCACCGTCGGCGGCACTCCGGCGAACGGGCAGGTGTACACCGTCACGATCAACCGCAAGATCGTGACGTACACCGCGACCGGCACGGACACGAACGCCACCATCGCGGAATCGCTGCAAGCGACCCTCGCCGCGTCGACGTTCGCCGAGTTCCAGGAAGTCACCTGGACCTACCCCGGCTCCGGATCGGTCGTCACCGGCACCGCGGCGACCGCCGGCGTCCCGTTCACGAACACCTCGGGCGCGACCGGCACCGGCACGCTCGTCACGGCCACCTCGACAGCGTCGAGCGGCCCAAACGACGCATCGGTGGCCGCGAACTACTCCCCGAACTCGGTGCCGGTGAACGGCGACGACCTGGTGATCCAAGAGACTTCCTCCCCGATCCTCTACGGCCTCACCGCCCTGTCCGGCGTCAGTCTCGCCTCGGCCCGCGTGTTCGCGAGCTTCACCGGCACGATCGGACTGCCCGACATCAACCCGGCCGGTTACGTCGAGTACCGGACGACGGCCCTGGCCCTCGGCGGCAACCCCGTCGTGACGATCGGCGAGGGGGAGGGGTCGGGCTCGAGCCTGCTCCGCCTGAAGGTCGGCACCGGCACGTGCGCGGTCGTCGTCGAGAAGACCGGCCCGAACCCGTCGGACGCCCCGGCCCCGGTCATGCTCTGGAACTCGGCCGGGAACAACACCCTGACCGTGCTCGACGGCAACGTCGCGGTCGCGGCCGGGTTCAGCGAGACGGCCGAGTTCTCAACGGTGGTGATCGGCGGTGGCGGGGGCACGCCGGCCGTGCAGCTCGGGGCCGGGACGACGGTCGGCACATCCGTGTCGCTCAACTCCGGCACTTGCAACTCCCTCGTCACGGTTCCCCAACTGAACATGATCGGCGGCACCCACACCCAGGAGGCCGGGACGCTGACGAACGTCACGTGCCGCGGCGGGACCGTGGTGTACCGGACGACCGGGACCACCACCCAGGCAACGTTCGCCGGGCCTTCCGCCAAGTGCGACTGCACCGCGGACCCCCGCTCGCGGACGTTCACGGACAGCAGCTTCACGGGCGGCGCGAGCCTGCAGGACCCGGCGAAGTCCGTCACCTTCACCAACCCCGCGACGTTCGACGCCGTCTCACTGGCCGCGAGCGTGCTCGGCCAGTCGATGACGATCCAGAGGACGTGACCGGTGCCGGACCAGTACCAAGACGTCAGTTGGCCGGGCGTGCTCGGGATCGCCTCGATGACGGGGACAATCTCGCACGGCATCCGGCCGTCCACGTTTGTGCTGATCACGCTGCCACAAGTTGACGCGCCGGCGATGGCCGGCGACCTCGTGTTCTCCGACCGGACGAACGGGATCATCCGGCTGCGGGACTGCACCGTCGACCGGATCACCAGCAACACGGACGGGTCGGGTACGGTCTGGCGGCTGGAAATCCTCGACCGGCGGTGGCGGTGGGTGTTCGGCCAGATCAGCGGGAACTACAACCAGAAGGACACCCGCGGCAAGCTCGTCCCGTGGTCGATCCGCAGCCCGACCGAGTTAGCCCGCCTCTGCCTCCGGGCGATGGGCGAGCGGGACTTCGTCGTCGACCTGCCGCCCGGCCTGCCCGCGCAGGCGGGCGTGAACCTCGACCGGTTCCTCCGGCTCGGCGAGAACTTCCCGCAGGCGCTGAGCAACCCGCAGACGGAGTGGGTCGGCGTCCCGCCCGCCGAGGCCCTCGCCCGGCTCGCGGACCGCTACGGTCGCCGCGTCGTGTTTCAGCCGATCACGAACCGCGTTGCGATCCTGCAGCCGGGGACGGGTCGATCGTCGTGGCCCGAGGCGTGGGGCGCTGAGTCCGTCTCGCCGAGCCTCGACCCGCCCGATGCCCCGTCCGCGGTCGGGGTGATCGGGGCTCCGATCCGGGTGCAGATGCGGTTCCAACTCGTCCCGGTCGGCGAGGAGTGGGACGGGAGCTACCTGCCGATCGACCAGTTGAGCTACGCGCCGGCGTCGACACGGCAGAACCAGATCACCGACGTGACGTTTACCTCCGACGCGGTCGTCACCTTCAAGCTCTTCGTCAACGACCAGTTTCTGTACCCAAGCGGGACCGGCGCGGCGGCGATCGCGAGCGCGATCACCCAGGTCAACGCGAACGCCGAACTGAACACGGTGTGCAAGGCGGCGGCGACGGCCGACCCGGAAGTCCTCCGGCTGACCGGGCTGGGGTTCGTCGAGTTCACGGTGACCGCGTCCGTGACCGACCCCGGAGCCGAGGCGACCGTCGAGGGGATTCAGCCTGCAATCAACCAGGGGCGATCGTGGGCGACGAGCGTACCGGGCCAGCACTACGACGTGCAGGCGACGGAACGGCTCAACTTCTACGAGGCCCGTCAAAAGGCTGTCAACTCGGTCTGGCGGTGCTACCGGATCGCGATGACCGACCCCCGCGGCAAGGAACTCGCCGTGCCGGGCTTCGGCGTGCTCAAGCGTCGGCAGCAGATCGTCTTGCAGCCAACGAAGGTCGACCAGGTCGTGCCGGAGCCGCGGGACAAGGACGGAAACCTCATTCGCGCGAGGGTTCAGGGTGTCGGGGGCGTGATCCCCGAGTTCTACAACGGATACTCCCGCGACCAGGCGGCGACCGTGTCCGGGTCGGTCGCGAAGACGATCGGGGCGGCGTTCTGGCTCGTCGAGGGGGACGGCGACGCGGCGGGCGGCAACAACCCGCTCGCGAACACCCCCGTCGACAAAAAGGTGTTCGTCCCGTTCGAAGTCGACCCGGTCGAGCAGATGATCGTCTTCGCCGAGCCCGTCTACTACCGCGGGGCGGGCGGCACGGTGCTACGGCCGCAGTCGCTCGTGCTCGAAACCGCGTGCCTGATCCAGTACCCCGACACGTCGGCCTTCTGGCGGGCGACCCGCACGAAGCCCGTGGGCGGCAACGCCGACGTCGAGTGGCGGGTATTCGACGACGTGGAGTACGCCCTCGCCGCACGGTACGAGGACCTGAACGCGGTCAAGAAGTGGGACGTGCTCGACTTCGGGGACGCGACCCAGCGGGCGGACACCTACCTCACGGCAATGGCCAACCGCTACCAGGTCGTCGGCGGCGAGACCCGGCGGTTCATCGGCCTCTACCCGGTCGAGCCGGACGGGTCCGTTCAGCAGGTGACGTGGGAGATTGGGCCGGGCGGGTGCGCGACGACCGCGAGCCTGAACGCCGAGCACAGCTCGGTCATCCCGCCGTATCCGGCCCGGCGGCGGGTCGAGAACCTCAGCCCGAACGCACAGGCGGCGCTGGCCAACCTGACCGACCGCGGCGGCCAGGTGTCGCCGTCGGACGCAGTCAGGATCCGCGCCCGAGGGCTCACATGACGGGTGACATGTCCCAGAACTGGCTGCCGATCGTCAACGACTCGGGGGAGATCATACCCGCGAACTCGCTCGTCCGCGCGACCGGCGTGGACGCGGCGACGGGCTTCTTGAGCGTGGCCAAGCCTACGACCGACGGCGACCCCCGCGTGCTCATCGTCGGGGCGACTCAGGTTCCGGTCGGCGGCCGGTCCGTGGCGACCTACGACTTGCGGCACGAGATCGCGTACGAGCAGGACGACGGCGAGCCCGCCGCCGGCGAGACCTGGGGCGCTGCAGTGGGTTCGTGGACGGCGAGGAAGAACAAGGCGGGATTCACCATCCTCGGCGGTGCGGTCAACGGGGTGGTGAACGCCCTCCGCGACTTCACTACTAACCCCACCGAGTCGTCGTCCAGCGGGTCTGGCGGCGGCGGGTCCGTCACGGTCGTCAGCGATACGACCTGTGACGGCTCGCTGCTCGTGACCCGTCAGACGCTATCCGGGTACGTCACGATCGGCGGCCGCCGGTACCCGATCACCCTGAACCTGGGGTGATGTGTGACCGAGGTCCGCGAGTACCCAAACTGCCCCTGCTGCCCCGGCTCGTCCAGCGGCAGCGGGTCGTCGGCGTCGAAGGGCTCGGCGTCCGGGTCGTCGGCGTCGGCATCGGCATCAGCGTCGGACAGCTCGGGGTCTTCGTCAGGCTCAGCCTCCGAGTCAATGAGTAGCTCGCAGGGATCAGAAAGCTCGTCGAGTGGATCGTCTTCGAGCGAGTCCACTTCGAGCAGCAGCGGTTCACTGTCGGAAGGGTCGTCGTCGAGTGCCGTGTCGTCGAGTTCGTCGTCGTCAAGCGGGAGTGCATCAAGCTCGGACTCGTCTGGCAGCGGGTCCGGCAGTTCCGGTGGGCTGATCCCGATCACGCTGCCCTGCTCGACAGTAACCGGGACGACGAACCCGACCGTTTACTTGAAATCGGTCACGGGGTGCGAAGCCTGCCTCCCCGCATTCGGGCTGGGGGCAATGGCCTATGACCTTAAGTTCGACCACTGGAGGCGAAGTCCCGCGATCGCCCCGCCGTGCAGCGCGTCAGGGCGATTCGCTGTGGTGTTGCAATGCGGCGGAGACGTCTGGACCAGCAATCTCGCGTTCGTTTCCGGAGCGTTCTCAAACTGCGCCACCGGGTTCTACACCGCGACCGTCTACGACCTCGGCGGCGGGCACTACCGCTGGGTGATCTCTGGCGTTCTGACGGTGACCGCAGGTTGTCCAGGGTGTGCCGGCGAAACCATTACCTGGGTCATCGAGACGCTGCCATGATTCTTGTTATTGGACAGGCCCGCGGCGGAACCAGTGTCGCGGCCGGCGTGCTCCACCGACTGGGGGTGTCTGCCGGTCCCGGCGCTGGGTTCGACGCCGACGAATGGAATCCGCTGGGTTCGTTCGCCGACCCCGATTTTCGGCACCTGCACCTGATGATCCGTCACCAGGGGATCGCCCCGCACCGTGCGGAGTACGAGTCGCTCATCGCAGCCCGCGAGAAGGAGACCGGGGGCCGGTGGGCCTTGAAGTGCCACGCCCTGCTCGCGGTGTGGGAACAAGTGCTGCCGCTGCTGCTCGACGTGCGGGTCGTGCTGTGCGACCGCGACCCGGCTGAGAGCAAGGACAGCTTGCTGGCCCGGCGTGGGGAGCGACAGGATGGGCCGGGGTTCTGCGAGCGGTACGTCGCCGAGACGCGGGCTCAGGCAGCGGCGTTGGCGGCAGCGATTCCGCCGAAGCGTGTCATTCGGCTGCACTTCGACGAGGTCGCAGACCCCAGCGAGTACGTCAAAAAGCTTGCAGGTTTCGCGGCCCTGCCGGTGAAGAAGGAAGCCGAAGACATTGTCAAACCTGAGTTGCGGCGGTTCGGCGGTTCGACCCCACAGCCCACGAAACTGTTCATGGTCGAGGTCACGCCCGAGCCGCCGCCCGCCCCCTGTCGCCACTTCGTCGACACGGTCCAGGACCGCCGCGGTCGCGGCTGCACCCGCTGCTGGGTCTACGGCTGCGAGGTGTTCGGGACGTGCGTGCCGGGGGAGAAGGTCGAGGGCGTGGCGCACTGCGACGACTGCAGGCACCGGAGGGCGGAGGATGACACCCCCGACGTCAAGGTGCTCGAACTGGTGAACCGGCTCAGTCCGGGGGACTGCCTCGTCATGGAGGCGGCGATTGCCTCGCTGCACGCTGCCCATCCCGGCCGCTTCCTCACTGCAGTGCGGACGCCCGTCAACTCGCTGTTCGAGAACCACCCCCACGTTCACCAGATCTCGCCGCTCGAACGGTCGCGGCCGGGGCTGATGATGACGATCGACATGCAGTACCCGGCGATCTCGCAGAGCGACTCGCGCGGCATCCACTTCATGCAGGCGTATTGCGAGTTTCTCGAACAGCAGATCGGCGTGCCGGTGCCCCTCTTGGTCAACGCCCCGCGGGTATACCTGTCGGCCCAGGAGAAGGGTTGGATGTCGCAGGTGCAGGAACTGACCGGCGACGGATCGCCGTACGTGGTCGTCAACGCCGGCCGGAAGGCGGACTTCACCGCGAAGTGGGCGGGGACGGCGTTTTACCAGCGGGTCGTCGATCTCCTTCGGCCTCGGGTCCGCTGCGTCCAGGTCGGGGACCAGTCGCACCACCACCCGCCGCTGGCGGGAGTGATCGACCTGCGCGGGAAGACCGACACGCGACAACTTGTCCGGCTGACGTACCACGCCGCGGCCGGGATCGGGCCGAGCACGTTCCTGCAGCACCTGTTCGCCGCCCACCGCAAACTGTACGTGTGCGTAGCGGGTGGCCGCGAGCCGGTGCAGTGGTTGCAGTACCCGATGCAAACCACGCTGCACTCGATCGGCCGCTATCCGTGCTGCCGCGACCGGTCGTGCTGGCGGTCTCGCACGGTCAAGCTGGGTGATGGTGCCGAGCAGGACGGGAGCGTCTGCTCCCTGCCCGTGGTTGACGCGGGCGGGGATGCGGTGCCGAAGTGCCTGGCGGACATCCGCCCGGAGGCGGCGGCGGAAGCGATCCTGGCGGTGATCGGAAGGGTCTGAGGCGGCCGGGTCAGGCAACCGACGACGGCATGATAACCATCCTTGGGGGAAGAACAGTGAGTGACATCGCAAAGACGGGGCGGAACAACTCTGGCCCCGTGGCACACCTTGACGAGGCCCAAGCAGCGGAGATCGCACTGAAGGTCGTCGACCTTCTCGACGGGCTGCCCGTCTCAGACGCCGTCCACGTCCTCGAAGGCGTTGCGAAGCGGATCGTCCTGGGAGGGACGATCTTCAAGTCGGACTCCCCTCGAATCGAGAAGATGCGGGAGGCTACTCGTCGGGAGTCGGCGAAGGAGGCGGCGTATCACGCAACAAATCCGCCACGTCCGGCTGCCACCTGTTGACCAGTCGAACGGCCTCACGGATACGCGAACTGAGGTGGGTTTGCGTGTTCGATGCCGCATCAATGGCGTGTGCGAGGGTCAGCACCTGGGCGGTCAGCAGCTTTTCCAGAAGGTCGCGTTCCACGGGCAACTCCGGACGGGTGAGTGGGACCGCCGGGGATTTCACAGCTCGGCGGGCGTTGCGGCAAGGGGGTGAGGTGTCCATGAATCGCGAGGCAACGTTCCGCGGCTGCCCGATACTCGTCATCGGCGACGTGATGCTCGACGAGGAGGTCCGCGGCGTCAGCCGGCGGCTGTCGCCGGAAGCCCCCGTCCCAGTCGTCGAGGCGAGCGATGTCCGCTCGGTACCGGGCGGGGCCGCGAACGTCGCCGCGAACGTGGCGGCGCTCGGGGGTGTCCCGATCCTGCTCGGCGTCGTCGGCGACGACGGGGCCGGAGACCGGCTCCGTGCAAGGTCGGGCAGCCGCGCCGACTTGGTTGCCGACACGAGCCGCCCGACCACGGTGAAGACCCGCGTGTTCGCTGGGGGCAAGCACGTCGTGCGCGTGGACGCGGAGTCAACCGCCCCGGTGTCGGCCGAGGTGGAAGCCAGGCTCTTGGCTGTCGCGACGGTCGCCCTTGCGCGGGTCCGAGCGTGCGTGATATCCGACTACGGCAAGGGCGTCGTCACGCCGTCGCTGGCTCCCGCGGTCATCCGGCGTGCGACGTGGGCCGGGGTGCCGGTGGTCGTCGATCCGAAGGGGACGGACTACGCCAAGTACCGCGGCGCGACGCTGGTGAAGCCGAATCTGGCCGAGGCGTCGCGGGCGGTCGGCCGCGACCTGCGAACCGACGCCGACGTGTGTCGGGCAGCGGCCGAGCTGCGGGGCGTGCTCGGGTCGGGCTCGTCGGTGCTCATCACCCGCGGGGCCAACGGGATGACACTGTTCGAGGCGGGCCGCGACCCCTTCCACGTCCCGACCCTGGCCCGCGAGGTGTTCGACGTGACCGGGGCGGGGGATACCGTCGCGGCGGCGATCGCCACGGCGATCGGGGAGGGACTGCGACTGCGGGAGGCGTGCGAGCTTGCGACCGCGGCGTCGGCCGTCGTGGTGGGGAGAGTCGGCACGGCGACGTGCGGGACTGGCTGTCAGCCGCACTTGTCCGCGAACGCCGCGGCGGCGCGGGTGGCGGTGTAGTAGTCGGGCGGCGCGAGGACGAGTTCCAGGAACCGGCGGGCCTCTTCCCCCTCCAGCCGCTTGCCCGCCACGTGTACGATCATCGACCGGGCCTCGATGAGGACATCGGGGGCGACCGTGTACTGGTCGGAACAGTCGGTCGGCTGCATCGCCGCGACTCGCTTGCTCGGTTCGGCCATCGGGGGTTCCTTTCTCTCTTCGATTGGGGGTTCGCAGTGGACGTCTTGATCCGGTTCACACACGGCCTCGGCGACGCGGTGCAGCTCACCGTGGTGCTGAAGCACTTGCAAAAGTACCGGCCCGATTGGAACGTGGACGTCGTCAGCGGCATTGGCAAGCACACGCTTTTCCGCGGCCTTTGTCGCCAGTCTTCCGCCGACCGAGATCGACTTTCACGGGTCTACGACCACGTCTTCGATCTTGGTTGGCACGAGAACTACAACGCTTACGGCGACTGCCCTTCCACCAAAGTAACAAACTGTCTGCGCGAGGTGTTCGGTGTCGACCCCGATCCAGAACTGATGTCGTACTCCGTGAGCGTCAGTGCGGATGCCCTGTCGCGGGCGAAATCCTATCTCTCCTCGCTCGGGGTCGGCACCACTCCGGAGGGCCGGTTCCGTGTCGTGCTGGCCCACAACAAGGGGAACACGAGCCCACAGAAGAAGAATCTCTCGGACGCCGACCTGATCCCCACCGCGAACCTGTGTGGTGAGTATGGGTATCGACTTGTCGTTCTAGACTGGGACAACCGAATTAGTCCGGACCTCCTCACGCACCGCAATGTGACCGTCTGCTCACATCTCTCTGCACGGGATCTTTGGATGCACGGCGGGAGCGGCGACGGCGAGACGATCGGGGCCCTTGCCGCCCTCTCCGCAGCGTGCGTGGGAATCGACAGCGGCCCCGGCCACGTGTTCGGCGCTGCCCCGACGCCGGCCCGCATCGTGTGGGTGCAGCATCACCCAGTCAACTTCTACGACCTCTGCCCGAACGTCGTTCACCTCTTGCCCGAACGCCACAGGGAGATTCCGCCGGCGCACCACGAGCGAGTCTGGAACTACTTCCGCGACCATTACGAGTTCCGAACCTACTCGCACGTCGGCGTCGACCTGGCGACCGAGGTGGCGGGGATGCTTTGCGTCGAGCCGTTGAAGTCCAACCCCATGACGAGGTCTCACATGCTGAAGTCGAAGAGCTTTCACGTCGAGTACTACGACGAGCACCGCGCCGCTGGCCTTGATTACCTTGGCCACGGCGAGTGGCAGGAGCAGTACGGCAAGTGGCTCGTCGAGTCGCTGAGGCTGCAAGGCGAGCCGGTTCTCGACGTCGGATGCGCGTGCGGCAGCATAGCGACCGGAATGCACAAGGCGGGTGCCAGGGTGTACGGCGTCGACTTGAACAACCACATGATCGAGCAAGGTCGAAGGCGGTTTCCGGTCCCGCTCTACGTCTGCGACGCGGTCAATCTGCACCTGTTCGGCGACGAGTCCTTCCGGCTGGTTCATAGCAACCAGGTGGGCGAACACTGGAAGAAGGATCTTGTGCCATTCATCCTCAGAGAGTTCCGCCGCGTCTTACAGCCAGGGGGGATCGTGTTCACGGTGCTGGACACCACCGACCTGTTCGAGCGGCAGAACCGCAACGCGGAGGAAGAAGACCCGACGAATGGGTGTATCGAGTCGCTCGCGTGGTGGAATGCCCGATTCGCCGAGGCCGGGTTCGTGGAGGCAGACGCCTCGGAATTGAAGTCCCACCCGCTCAGCTACTTCCGGAAGTACGACTGGGATTGGATGCTTCACAAGCTGCCTACTTCTTGACCGCGGCGATTCCGTAGCGGTTCACAGGCCCGCGACCGTCGGCATACGACGACTTGGGGTTGTAATGCTCAACCAGGAAGTAGTCCTTGACGGCGGTAAACCGCTCGATTTTGCCGTCGTTCAGATCCACAAGGTACACGCCGGGGCTGACGTACTTCATCGTTCCGGCCAGCCGGTCCGCAACACAGGTGACTCGCCCTTTCGCGTCGATCGCGTATTCTCGATTTGTGTCAGGAGCGTACGTCACCCGCCACGTCCCGACCGGGTGCTTCTCCCCGCCCGTTTCCGCCCCCACCTCCGCCGCCATCTCCCGAACCTTCACCGCCCCGTCGAGGTCCCCCGCCTTCGTCCGCTCCGCCTGGATGTCCTTCAGGGACGCCACGTAGAACCCCGCCGCGTCCTTCACCGCCTGGTCGTGCTCCTTCTTCGCCTTCGCCAGGGCCGCGGCGTACCGGTCCTGGGCGTCCTTCAGGCCGGGGATCGGCTTCGCCTTCGGGTCGGCGGCGACCGTTGAAAGCGCGGCAAGCAGTGCGAGGTAGACGGCGGTTCGCATGAGGGGGACTCCGAACGATGGGGAACGGGGGTCGTCGTCAGAAAGTGTATTCGCTGGCGGGAGAGTCGGATACGGGAGAGTGTGGTAGAATGCGGCATCCCTCACGGAGCCAGACCATGCCCGAGCACCTGTTCCGGTTCCTGCTGTCCGAGTTGAAAGTCGTGCGACTGCGGTGCAAGGAGCCCGGATGTGGCGTCGTGACCGATGTCGACTTGGCGACCGCGGGCGGGCGACGGCTGGAGGGCTGCCCGATCTGCCGGCACCCCTTTCAGAACCCGCCTGACGGCCACACGATGTACTACTCCATGAGCGACATGCTGCGGGCGATGCACTCCATCGCGTTGTCGGACAAGGTGGATGTCGAGTTCGTGCTTCCCCAAGACTGACAAGCCTCCCGTCAGGCAACCCGCCCCGCCAGACTGACGGGTGATGAGCGAGCCAACCCCTGACCCTGCCGACCGATGGCCCGACGACCCCGCGGAAAGCGACTCGTTGACGGCCCCGCAGATCCGCTTCGTCCACGCCGTGTTCGACGGCAAGTCTCTCACCGACGCCTACCTGTCCGCCGGGTTCCCGCCCGTCGCCCATTCGTCCGCCCAGCAGCTCGCCTGGCGGATGTCCCGCAAGCCGCACGTGGTCGCGTACATGCGGAAGGTCCGCGAGCAGGCAATGATTGCCGCGCAACAGACCTCGAACGCCATCGTCGCCGGGATCGCCGCGATCGCCCACGCCGACCGCGCCACGTTGTTCGACGAGCGAGGTCGCCTGCTCCCGCCGGACAAGTGGCCGGCGGACGTACGCGCCGCGGTCGAGGGGGTCGAGAGCGAGGAACTGTACGAGCCGGTCCCCGGCCAGCCCGGCAAGCGTCGGCTGAAGGGGTACGCTCGCAAGGTGAGGACAGGCAGCCGGATCGCGGCGCTGCGGCTGCTGGCGGAGATCAAGGAACTGGTCGGGCAGGGGCGGGACAAGGACGCGGGCAAACCGCCGCCGGCCCCGCTCGTGGTCGAGGAGGGGCCGGACCACGTCCCACCGCCGACGGCCGAGCCGGGTGAGCCCGATGGTGAGTAGCAAGCGGTTCCGGCTCTGCGGGGGCAACCTCGCCGCCTACCGGGACACCACGTCGAAGGAGCTACTCCTGGCCGGCGCGGCCGGGACGGGGAAAACCCTGTCCAACCTCTGCAAGGTCCTCAAATTCGGTCAGGACTACCCCGGTGCGCGAATGCTGATCGTCCGGAAGACCCGCCACAGCCTCACTGAGACCGCGCTGGTCACATGGGAACGGGACGTCCTCGGCGACGGACACGTGATCATCGGCAAGCCGATCGACCGGATGAACCGCCACTCCTACAAGTTCCCGAACCGCAGCGTGCTTGTCACCGCCGGGATGGACCGGCCCGACAAGGTGCTGTCGTCCGAATGGGACCTGATCTACGTCAATGAGGCCACCGACCTGGCGTTGACGGACTGGGAGACGCTCGGCGGGCGGCTGCGGGCCGGGGCCGGGGCGTACGACCAGATCATCGGCGACTGCAACCCGACGACACCGCACCACTGGCTCTACAAGCGGTGCCTCGCGGGGGCCTGCACGCTGTACGCGACCCACCACTGGGAGAACCCGCGGTTCTACGACCAGGCCGCCGGGAAGTGGACGGCCGACGGCAACCGCTACGTTGGTGGGCGGCTCAAGAAGATGACGGGGGCGCGGCGGTCCCGCTTCTACGAGGGGAAGTGGGTGTCCGCCGAGGGCCAGGTGTACGCCTACGACCCTGCCCATCACAACTTCCCGATGGGCTGGATGCCGCCCTCGCACTGGCGGCGGGTGTGGTCGATCGACTGGGGTCTGTCCGCCCCGACCGTGCTCCAGGTCTGGGCCTACGACGGCGACGGCCGGATGTATCTCTGCCGGGAGGTCTACAAGACCCGCCTGCCGGCGCACGAACTGGGCCGGGTTGCCCGGGCGTGGGTCGACCGCGGGGACGAGCCGCAGCCCGAGGCGATCGTGTGCGACCACAACGACCCGGACGCGAAGTCGCAGTTCGAGGAGGCGTCCGGACTCCGCGGCGAGCTGGCGGACAAGGAAGACCGCGACCGAGGTATTCGCGACTGCCAGGAGCGGTTCGATTTGAAGGAGGACAACCGCCCGTCGGTGTTCTTCCACCCGCACGCCCTCGACCACGAGCCGGACGCCACCCTGATCAATGACGGCCGGCCGACGAGCACACTCGAAGAACTGGCAGGCTACGTGTACGACCCGCGGTTCCTGAAGGACGAGCCGATCGCGGAGAACGACCACGGCATGGACGCCATGCGCTACGCGGATCGGAAGGTCCGCCACGAGTCGAACATGTCGTCAGTCGGCAACCCCTACCGCACCGAAACCGGTGCCGCGGCCCGGGTTGCCCGCCCCGAGCGGCCTGGAATGTTCCAACACCGAAGGAGATGACGATGCTGTCTTTTTTGAAGCGACTGTTCAATGCCGGGGGCATCGGCCGGGTTCCTCCCTTAGCAACGCTGCCGCCCGAACCGCCAGTCGTCGTGATCGTGGACGGCGTGCGTGTCCAAGCGAATTTCACGGGCGGGTGGCGAATGACCGAGTCGGGCCGCCACGAGTTCGCCCAAACGTTGGTCAAGCAGTGCCGGGAGGGGGCTTTCATCGTCCCCAAGGGCTGTGAACTGACAATTTGCCGCGACGAGTGATGTCAGCCCTGTCAGGCAACCACGTCCGCTAGGCTGCCCGGTGCGGAATCCCCCGCCGGGCGGACCCCATGTTCAGTTTTCTCGGCAACCTATTCGGCGGCTCCCGGTCGGCCGCGATCGCCGAGTCGACCCCCCTCGCGCCGGTCGGCCCGGTCCCTCAACGCCCGATCCCGTTCCGCGACCAGATCTGGTCCGACGTCTGGCCTCAGCCCTACCGCGGCCCGCTCGACCTCGACCGTTACGGCGGCGAGACGTCCGAGATGCGGCTCGCTTTCCGCGAGTTGTACCGGCGAGAGTCGTTCATCAAGGCGTCGATCGAGGGGAAGGCGGCGGCCGTCGCCGGGCTCGACCTGGTCGTGATCCCTTGCGACAAGGATCGCGAGGAGGACCGCAAGGCGGCGGAATTCGTGAAGTGGTCGATCGAGGACTCCCGCGATGGGTCGGACGGCCTGATCCGGTCGATGCTGGTCGGCGGGTTCGTCGACGGGTGGTCGCTCGGAAACCTGAAGCTCAAGATCGCCGACGGGCACGGCCGCTGGCGGGGGCTGGCGGGCCTTGATCACGTCCGCTGGCTCGACACCGCGTACATGCGGCTGCAGCTCGACCAGTTCCGCAACCTCGTCGGGGTGGTGAACACGATCCGCGGGCTGGAGGACTACGACCCGTCGACGTGCGTCCTGTTCACGCACAACGAGCTGTTCACCAACCCGTTCGGCCAGGCCGACATGCGGTCGGTTTATCGGGACGCGAACATCCTCGAAGACGCGATGTACCTCTGGCACACGGGCGCTCGGGTCTTCGGACTGCCTGTGCTGTACGGCAAGGTGGACGCGAAGACCGGATCGGCCCGGTTCCAGCAAATGTACGACGCGCTGCAGGACGCTCGGGCCGCCGGGGTGATCGTCAGCCCAAAGGAAGACGACGTCGCGATCCTGAACATCGCGGCCGCGACGAGCCTCGAAGCGTTCAAGGACCTCGTCACCACATCCCGCGAGTCGATCGTCACGGGCATCCGCGGCGCGTATCTGCCGTTCATGCAGGGGCAGGGCAGCGGCGACACCCGCGGCAGCTCGAATGTCGGCAAGCACGCTGGCTCGGACCCTGGCGAGTTCCTGCTGGCGAAGGCCGTGGGCCGGGTGCTGATGCGGCAGGTCGCCCCGCACCTGGTGCGGCCGAACTTCCCCACCGCCGGCATCCCCCGGATCCTCCTCGGCGGCGTGAACTGGGCCGAAACGAAGTCGCAGCTCGACGTGATCCAGGAGGCGAAGTCGCTCGGACTGAAGATCAGCGCGAAGCACGTTCACGAGATCACGCAGATCCCGCCGCCGGACGACCCGGAAGACGAGCTCCGCGGCCCGGACGACCAGCCGCCGCCGGGTTCTCCGCCGGAACCGGGTCCAGGCGGGATTCCCGCGATCGCCCCGGCCGCGACCGGCACCACACCCGTGCCGACGCCCACAGCCCCGGCACCGGAGGCAGGATCGACCCCGCCGGCCGATCAGTTCGCGGCGACATCTGCGACCCCGTTTCAACCGACGGACGCCGCGCGATACGCCGAGTTCTTCCTGCCGACGAAACACGGGCACTTCCCCGGCGACATGCACGAGCAGTTCGGGCTCGACGTGGCGAAGTTCGCCGCCGCAACCAAGCTGTTCCGCAAGGCCGTTCGCCGCGGCGGTCAAACCGGCTGGGTCTGGGCCGCGAAGCCCACTCCCGCGACGGCCGTCGAGACGCCGCCTGTCACGCCGCCCACGGCGACGTTCTCCGCGTTGCCTCTCCAGACAGTATCCGCAGTCGAGCCGCTCGGCCCGGTCGTGCAGGTGCCGACTGCGCGGCTGCTCGCCGACCCCGTCCGGTTCCAGTTCCGCCGCGGCCACGACTCCGAGGATGGCACCGTTCGCGACCTTCCTGCCGAGAAGTTCGACCCGAAGAAGTGTCCCCCACTGGCCGCGTGGCGTGACCCGGCCGACGGCGGCGAGTACGTCGTCGACGGCCACCACCGGCTGGCCTGGGCCGAGCGGGACGGGGTGACACGAGTGCCGGCGCGTTGGATCATCGCGAAGACCGCGGATGAAGCGAAGGCGATCGGGGAGCGACTAAACCGGGAGCAGCCCGCGCCAGCCCCAATCCCAACTCCCGTCGCCGAGCGAGTGCCTCTGCCCAAGGTCGACGAGGACGACTTCGACATGCTGTCGGCGGGGCTATTTGCCGCGACGTTCTCCGACGGTGGCAGCACGGTGTTCGCCTCGGACCGGAAGTCGCCGGCGAACGGCCGGTACAAGGACTCGCTGGGTCGGGCGAGGTGCTATCGGGACGGAAAGCAGGTGCCGTGCGGCGAGCACCCCGACACGGAGCACGAGATCGCCAAGCACGTCGAGTCGGCCCGCGAACACCTGTCGAAGACCACGCCCGTCACCCACGCCGACGTGAAGACGATGGCCGAACACCTGGAAAAGATGACGGTCCCGGAGCTGAAGAAGTTTCAGCGGGAGTTCCTCGATTCTGCACGTGGGAAGCAGGCCAAGGCGGAGCGGGTCAAGGCGCTGCTCGACTGGTCGAAGGAGAACCGGGCGAATCTCGACATGGACTTCGACACGGACGAGACGATCAAGCGGGAGAAGAAGGACCGCGATCCCAACAAGGATCCGATCAAGGAACGGCTTGACAAGGTCCTTCCGGTCAAGGAAGAGCCGAAGGTCGACTATCAGCAGAAGAACCCCGATCACCCGGTTGCGAAGGCGATCCGCGAGGACACCCAGAGCCGCGATTTGATGCTCGGGTTCCTCGACAAGATCAAGCCGCTGGCCGAGGCTGCCGACGTGGATGCTGCTCATCGCAAGTTAGGTGAGGCTCGCGACCACGCTCAGAGTTTGTGGTCGAAGCGAGTGACGATGCCGGCCACCGCCACCCGATCGGAGAAGATCCAGGCGACAAAGGAATGGAAGACGGCCGAGAAGGAAGCCGACCGGTTGAAGGGAGAGGTCGCAATCGCCTACAACCAAAGAACGGAACTCGCCGCAAAGGCGAGACAAGTGTTCGCCGACCACATGAAAGCGAGCCACGGTGGGCACCGGGATGCGCTGAGCATGGGAGTGCAACTGGATTACGGCGCGGAAGGGGTGAAACCGATCGAGGGGCCAGACCTGGAGCAGGCGACCAAGGTTCGCGACTGGGTCGGCTCTGTCACCTCCGAGAAGTCGGGATCGCTCAAGCCCTTTACCGTGGCTGAGGACACGACCGGACGGGCATACTACGCGGATAACGGTTTCACCAAGAAATACACGCGGGCTTCGAATCACCCTCTGGTCACGACGAACCGGACGGCTGGAACGATCAACGAGGCCACGCTCGCCCACGAGATCGGACACCACATCGAGGTTACAAAGCCTGGCGTGCTCCAGGCTGCCGTAGACTTTGTGACGTACCGAACCGAAGGGGAGCAACTCGTTAAGCTGAAAGACCGCTTCCCCGCAAATGGATTCGATGACAACGAGCAAGGTGCCGCTGACGACTTTGGTCGCGTTTTCCCTGGCTCGTCCGCCTACTACGTCGGAAAGAGCTACGGCGGTCTAAACACCGAGGTTGTGAGCATGGGGCTCGAACAGATCTACCGCGACCCCGTCGAGTTTGCCAAGAAGGACCCCGAATACTTCCAGTTCATGATCTCCGTTCTGAGGTAAGCACATGGGCATTTTCGGCCGGCTGATCGACGCAAACGGGCAGCCTTTCGCGATTCTGACGGACGAGCTCGACTGGCAGCCGGCCAACCCGGAAGACCCCGAACAATCGCTGTTCGCCGCGGTCCTGCGGGTCACGGTGCCGGCCTTCCCCGACGAGTATCCCGCCCAGCCGGGAATGGGCTACTCGATGATGGAGATTGCCTCGACGAAGTACGGGTACCGCGGGGAGTCGAAACAGCCGTCCGCCGATCCACCGAACGTCGTGTACTGAGGAACCCATGCCAGCCGAAACCCCGCCTCCCGATCACTCGCCTGTCGACCTGGAAGCCGCGTACATCCAGGCGTTGATCGACGGCGACCAGGGCGCGGTCGCCGCGCTGAAGGGGTTGATCGACGCCGGGGCGAGCCGGCGTAACAGCCCAGATCGCCCCGTCCCGCCGTCGAAACACTTTTCGCAGGATTTTGCCCCGCAAACCCCCGACGTGGGGTCGATCGTGCGGGAAGCGGTCGCGGCAGCCCTGGCGTCCCACGAGCCGTCGCCCGCTCCGATGCCTGACCCCGCGATTACCGCACTGGCCGAGTCGGTGGCAGCGCTAGCAGCCCGCGAGTATCCGACTCCGAACATCACAGTGAACCCGCCCCATGTCAACGTGGCCCCGCCTGTGGTCAATATCGCACCCCCGCAGATTACGGTGGTCAAGGGTGGCCCGGTGACGCGGGAGACCACGATTGAGCGGAACAGTGAAGGGGACATGACCAGCGTCAAGACCATCGAGACGGAGCAGTAATGGCACTCGTCGTACCCGGCGTCGGTGAGCAGATCGCACTCGCCTACATGGTGAACAAAGAGTTGCCCAGCGACCTAGTCCTGCGTATTTACGCGAACGATGTGACTCCATCGAATTCGGATACCGACGCGACGTACACCGAGGTGTCGGGCGGCGGGTACGCGGCGAAGACGCTCGCAGGTGCGAGCTGGTCCATCGCGGGTAGCGGGCCGGCCACGGCGATCTACCCGGCTCAGACATGGACGTTCTCGGGCGGCGTTGGCAACGTCTACGGGTACTACGTCACGCGGTCTGGGGGTGGTGACCTGCTCTGGGCCGAGCGGTTCGGCGACGGGCCGTACAACGTGGCGAATGCTGGCGACACGGTCACGGTGACACCGGTCATTACGGGATCATGAGTCAGGCAACCAGTGGTGGGAAGATGTCCCCACCACTGGGAGCGGCTCATGCCCAAATCTACGACTGCCTGCAACAATCTCCTCGCGCTTCTCTTCAACGCCACGACCTGGAACGATATCGCGGAGAACGACTCCACGAGTCCCGCCACCAGTCTCTACCTCTCTCTGCACACGGCGGACCCTGGCGTCGGCGGGTCGCAGTTGACGAACGAAGCGACCTACGGCGCGTATGCTCGTCTGGCGGTGGTGCGGACAACGTCGGGGTGGACGGTGCCGTCCGGTGGATCGCTGAACAACGCGGCGATCGCCCAGTTCGCTGAGTGTTCGAGTGGGGCTAACGTCATCACGCACGTCGCGATCGGAACGGCCAGCAGCGGGGCGGGACTCGTGCTGTACGCGGGCGCGCTCGCGGCATCGCGGTCGGTGTCGGCGGGCATTCGGCCGCAGTTCGCTGCGGGCGCCCTCAGTGTCACGGAGTCTTGAAATGACCGGCTACTACTGCAAAGAGTGTGGTTCTGGAGTGCGGATTACCCCAGAAGGTCCAGTCCGATCCTGCAACCATACCGGCGCCATCATCGCGTCGTGCGAAGCGGTCTGTTACGGCGAGGGCGGGGCGGCGGGAAGCGTGACAGGCGTCGCTCGGCTCAAGGCCGAGTTCCTTCGACTGTGGTGCAAGCTCTTCGGAGGTTAAGCGTGGCTGGCTTTCGCAACATCCGCAGCTACGCCGACTGCACGCTCGCGGGGCGGACGCACACGGGGCATTTTCGGAAGGTGCCGAGCCAGACCACCGTTGCCGGCAACTGGTACGACGTGTCGATGGCGGCGGGCAATCCACTGCCAAACTACTATGCATCGCCCCCGCTGGTCGCTTCGGTGCTAGACGGGTTCCGCGGTATCTGGGCCGGCGACGAGGTGGAGACGGACCGGGCTACGACTGCATCGTTGGGCGGCAACATCTCGGGTACGACGTTCACGGACACGGCGCACGGCACGGGTTTGTGGGAAGTCGGGATGGTCCTAACTGGAACCAACGTCACGCCGGGCACGACGATCACCGCATTCGGGACGGGCACGGGGCAGAACAGCGGCGGGACCTACATAGTATCCCCCTCGCAGACGGTGACGGCTCAAACAATCTCGGGTTCGATTGCGTCGGGCCGGTCGAAGCACCTTCGGGAGTTGATGCTGGTGACCCCGACCGCGGGACTAGTCGGGCAATACATGTTGCTCGACTACCTGCTGTACTACCCGTTCGTGGATTGTGACGACCTCGACACGCAGGCGATGGCCAACACCACCACGCTCCCCCGCTACACGGATGGCGAGGGCGTGATGGTGATGGCGGTGAACGTGGCCCCGACGGTGGGCGGCGGGGTCTTCACGTTCGATTACATCGACCAGGACGGGAACGCGAAGACAAGTCCTGCTCAGGGCTGCGGAACGACCGCGGCGAACATTGGGACACTGTGCACGAGTCAGCAAGCGGTTGCGAATGCTGTGGGTCCCTTCCTGAAGCTGGCGGACGGAACAACGGGTGTGAGGAGTATCACGAGTGTGACGTTCACGGTTGCGAATGGTGGGTTGATTGCATTGGTGCTCGTGAAGCCATTGCTCAACAGTGGGATTCGTGAGGTGAGCACACCAAAGGAAGTGGAGATGATTCGCGAGAAAATGGCACTCCCTCGCATCTATGATGGGGCATATCTGAACCTGATTATGAGCTGTGCGGCGACGGTGGCGGCAGGATTGCTCGTTGGACGTGCGTCCTTCACCTGGAGCGAATAATGGGCTGGACAAGTGTTGACGACATGGTCAATCAAATCTCCGTCAACGGCAAATACCTCCGCCGGGACGGAAGCAAAATCAACAACCCCGCGTCGACCGCCGGCGGTTGGCACAACACCATGCATAACGGGGGATACCCGAACGCGACGACCGCAGTCGGGACTACGCTATTGTGGACAAACTGCGACGAGTTCAGCGGTAACGGCACTATCATCAACGGCATTCAGCACGGCGGCCCGGTCTTGCCCGCAACGAAGCACGTTCTGAATGTTGGGGCCAACATCGTCGCAGCGGCGGGTGCGCCGTTCCAACTAAAACTCGTCGACCTCCAGGGGTATTACTACCTCAACGCCGCGGACAGTATCAGCACGAGTTCGCGGACACTCATCAACTCGAATACGTTCACGGCGTCTTCGAGTTCTGGTCTTCTTTTGACATACACGAACAACTTCGTCAGCGGCACGAAGGTGCGATTTACCACATCTGGTACGCTGCCGACGGGTCTATCGCTCGCGACCGACTACTGGCTCGTGCGTGTGAGTTCGACGACGGCTCGAGTGGCGACGAGTTACGCGAACTACATTGCGGGCACGGTGATTGCGTACACCGACGCGGGTTCCGGTACGCACACGATGACCATTCAGATGCCGAGGTATGCGAACGGGGTGGGTTGCGAAGCGTTCTTCTCGGTCCAGACCGCACCATCAGGGGGCGGCGGTCCGGCCTTGACCGCGTCGAGCTATACAAACTCAGCATTGACAACAGCGCGAGCGTTTCAGGGCTCGCCAACATCTGGTGCCTCCGCTGATGCGTATCAGTCACGGATTATCCATTCGGGCAACGCCGCAGGCCGGTACGGGCCTTTTCTACCCAAACAAGGAGCAGACACAGGCATCGCGTCCATCCAGTCGTTTACACTTGGTGCAACCGCTTATACTGGCTCGCCCATCCTGAACTTGTGTATTTGCCGACCGCTGCTGGATATCGCAGTGCCGGTGACAGGGATGTGGAGCGAGCGAGATTTGGTAAACCAACTCCCATCTTTGCCCCAGGTACAGGACGGCGCGTGTCTGGTGTGGCTGTTGTTCACAGCAGGGGCCGAGACCAACAACTCACCGCACAACTTCACTCTCGATTTCGGATGGGGTGGCTAACATGGCACTCGTCGGCAACGGGGTGCGGATTGGCGGCGGTCCGCACCAGTGCTACGGCAACGCGGGCATCCAGCAGTCCGAGCGGGGCCGATGGAACCGGAACTTACTCGCCTTCTACACGGGGCCGGCGACGGTCGTGTCGGGCAGCAGCATTGCGGACACCGCCGCGTTCCCCAACGGGTACGAGCCCCCCTACTCGTGGGTCATGGCGATTAAGGGCGGCGGGTTCTCGGCTTACAACACGGTCAATGGGTCGGGAACATTGACATTGGGGAGTCTGTCGCTCGGCAAAGACCTGGTCGCCGCGATCACGGGGGCGGGGACCATTTCCGCCGCCAGCCTCGCCCTGATCGTGCAGTTTGCCGCGAATGTCGTGGGTGGCGGCACGATCTCGTCGGCAACATTGCAGGCGATCTCTGGGCTGTCCGCTGCCCTCTCTGGGAGCGGGGTTGTGTCCGCCGCCGTGCTCTCCCTGCTCGTGTCGATCGAAGCGGACTTGACGGGGTCGGGGACGCTGACGGCGGACCTGAAAGGGCTACTCTCGATGGCCGCGGATATCGTGGTGACGGGAACAGGGCTCTCCACGGCAAACGTGGGCGAAGCGGTCTGGGCGAAGCTTATCACGGCAGGGTTCACGGCGGAGGACGTGCTCCGCATTATCGCGGCTGCGACCTCGGGCAAGGTGAGCGGCGGGCCGGGTAGTCCAGTGTTCAAGGACCTCGACGGGACAACAACGGTGATTACCGGCGTGGCAGATAGTGCCGGCAACCGCACTACGGCGATCTACACCCCATGAGCTACTGGAACGGGTCGAACTGGACCGGGACCAACTGGGACGCGAACAACTGGTTTGGTCCCAACGGGGGTGGCTCGCACTTTTCCTACATCGGCACGGGCGGGATTGTCTTTGCGGGCGCAGCCACCACATCGTTCACGCCCGCGTATATCGGGTCGGGCGGGCTCGCGTTCGGCGGTACAGCGGCGACTGCGTTCGTGCCGAACCCGACTCCGCCACTAATCCCATTGCGTGGCGGGGGTGGAGGCTGGTCGCTACGCCGCAAGACCCGGCAAGTATTTCGCCGCAAGTTCATCGCGACCCCATCAGGCGGGCTCCTGTTCCAGGGCGAAGCCGAGTCGCTGTTTATCTCATCGCCTCGACCCAAGAGGCGACGGAAGAGGCAGGAAGAGTCGGTCCTCGTGTCGCATCTCGCCGGCATGTATTGACTCGCCTCACGTCCCCAAATCCCCCGCACGAACACACTCGTCTGTTGCCATCGAAGGTGACTCGGCAAATCTTTTTACCTGTCAGGCAACCCGAGACCGCACAATCCCCGCATGCCCGAGGGGACGCCACAACCGGCCGACAGCCTCCCGCCGACGTGTGAAGTGCGGGACTGGCCGGTGTTCGCCAACGGGACGCACAAGGGCGAGCTGTATCCGCCGGCGGCGATCCACGCGATCGTCGCGAACTTCGCCCGGCTCCGCGGCCACCTGACACCGGTCGCCGCCCTGGGCCACGACCGGCAGGCCCGGCTGACGACGAGCCTCGGGCTGCCGAACGTCGGCGAGATCATCGGGGTGCGGACAACAGACGGCCGCAACCTGGTTCTCGACATTGGCAACGTGCCGACCTGGCTCGGCGGGATGATCAACGCGGGGCGTTATCTGGCGGGGTCGGTCGAGTTGAAGCCGCACTACCCGGACCCGGCGGACGCCGCGAAGCGAATCAGCGGCCCGGTGATCGAAGCGGTCGCCTTCCTCGGGGAGGAACCGCCCGAGGTGAAGGGACTTCCTCCACCGCGGGCGACGTTCGCCGACGGGACGGAAGTGCCCCCGAACTGGGACCCGCTGCCGGTCCCGAGCGAAGTCATCGCGACGATGTCCAGCGACTCGAAACCTGTGACGCGGGGCCGTGATCCGGTCCTGTGCTTTTCAGCGGAGACCATCATGACCCCGGACGAGATGAAGGCGGCTCTGAAGGATTTGCTGCCCGAGGCCGCTATCGCCGCGATGGACGAGGCGGGACTCAGGGCCTGCTACGACGCGATGCTCGGCGGCGGGGCCGCGGCGTTCAGCGCGAGCATGAAGAAGAAGTTCGCGTCCGACCCGGCCCCCGACCCGAAGCCCGCGCCGGCCAACGACGACATGACGAAGTTCATGAGCGAGATGAAGGCCTGCATGTCCGACCTCACGAAGCGAATGGGTGATGTCGAGGCCGCGAAGGTCAGCGACCAGAAGACGGCCGAGGAGGCGAAGACCGCCGCGTTCAGCGATCGGGTCGAACAGGTCCTCGACGCCAACGCCACACGATACGCCCCGGCCCTCCGCTTCGGCCTGAAGCTCGCCGGCATGAACGCCCTCGAAAAGAAGACCTACGGCGAGGTCAGCGGCGACGGCGAGAAGGCGTTCGCCGCGTGGAAGGCCAGCATCGAGGCGATGCCCGTCAACAAAATGTTCAGCGCCCAGGTCGTGGACAAGCCTGCTGCCACGGCCCTCAACGCCAACGCCCGCGAAGTCGTGAAGCACATGGCGACCGTGTATCCGCGGGTCGCCGCCCGCCTGCTCGCGGCCAGCTAGCCCGGCCTGACGGCTTGAAGCCGAATCGTCCCAGAGACTCGCTCGCACACCCGCCCGGAGACCGGCCATGCTCGTTCGGCAGTTCAGCCTTGAACCACTCCGCCCGGCCTTCTCGCCGGAGATGGCTGTCACTCGCCCCGTCCGGCTGCCTTACGGCGGGCCGACCGGGGTGGGCGGCCGGTTCGCAAAAGGGACCGTGCTGGCTCCGGCCGGGGCGACGGCGCAGTCCGAGGTCGCCACGCTCACCGTCGGGACCGCGACCGGCGACCTGACCACCTACTTCACCGCTGACAAAGTCTACGTCGTCACTCACGCGATTAACGCGACGGTGGCGGCAGTCCAGACGGCGTGGCAGACCGTGTTCGGTGAGGGGAACGTGGCGGTGACGGGCGTCGCCGGCACCAACTACATCCTGACCTTCCAGCAGCAACTGGCCAACTCCCGGATCGGCGGACTGTTCGGTCTGTCGGCCAACGGGACCGCGGCCTGGGCGCGAACCACCCGCGGCTCGTCCGGGATCGGTCAGTTCGACGCCTATCTCGACGGGACGATTGACCCGGCGCGGGCGATCCTCGTGTACGACTACATGTCCGATCCCGCCGGCGGCAACGTCACGGAGATCGGCAGCACGTGCCAGGCGACGTCCCCCGTCGCATACTTCGCCGGCTTTTTCAACGCGGCCGACCTCACCGGTCTGGACGCGAACGCCGTGTCCGACCCTGGGTTCCGGCTCGTGCTCGGGACCGCATTCAACCAAACCGGGGCGGTCATCGCCCTCGGCCTGTAACCCCACTCGCCCGGCCGGACCGAACGGCTCGGCGGGCACCTACTCGGCTCCACGTGAGAGGTCGCAGACATGGCGGACTCGCTCAACCTGACGCAGTCATACCAGATCGAGATGATCCTGCCCGAACTGATGCTCGAAGAAATGAGCGGTGACGGCCCGGACCCGATCCTGGAAGCCGTCCCGGTCATGTACGAGGGGGACAGCGAACTCCTCCGGTGGGATCAGTGCGAGAACGGCTACGGCCTGTTGTCAGCCCGCGGGTTGGGCGGCGAGCCCGACGTTGTTGTGGTGCCAGGGTCCCGAACCAGTATGGTTGCTCCCGGTTACTACGGTGAGCGGGCGATCCTGGACGAAGTCCAGTTGACCCGGATGCGGGAACTCGGGACGCCGAACCTGCCGATGGCAGTCAACGATCGGGTTAGCCTAATCACGCAGTACCAGGCTCAGAAGTCTGTTGACCGAATCCGGCAGACGACCTGCGACTTCCTTCGCACGGGCCGGTTCACCAACGTGGACGCGGCGGGGTCAACGGTCCACACGGACCGGATCGAGAACTACAGCACGATCACGATCGCGGGCCAAACGCTGCCGAAGACCGGGCTCACGCTCGGTCCGTCGTGGCGGACGAGCCCGGCGACGGCGACGCCGCTCAAGGACATGCGGGCCATCAAGCTCGAACTGGAGCGGGGGACGAGTTCGCGGTTCGGCAAGGACGCGAAGATCGTCTGCCACCCGAACGTGATCGTCGACCTGTTCAACACGAAAGAAATCAACGACACGTACAAGGACCGGTACGGGTCGAGCCTGACGACCGAATCCCAGCTCGAGGAGTTGATCCAGGGGGCCGGACTGCCCCGGCTCGTGCCGTACGACCGCGGGTACTTCCCGACCCTGGCCGACGCGACGGCCCGGACGAACTTCACCCTGTTCCTCGCGGACAAGGCGATGATCTGGCTGGGCGTGCGGCCGAAGGGTCAGCGGCTCGGCAAGTTCGTCCTCACCCGAAACATGGGGGTGAGCCCGCCCGAGGGCGTGCCGGAGAACCCCTACAAGACCAAGTTCCGCCCAGAGACGACCTGGGCGGAGGGCATCTACATGCAACTGCGGTACTACTCGCAGATGCCGTTCCGGTACGAGTTCGACCTGGGCTTCAACGGTGGCCCGGTCGTGCAGTTCGGGTCGGCCGCCGCCGGCGTCGACTACTGACCCTTCCCCACCCCCGGATCAAGCGAGGCCCGGCAATGGCTTACAACAGTGTGTCGATCACCGCCACGGGCGCAGCGAACGGGGCGTCCACCCCGACCTCCCAGAACCCGCAGTACGGGCCGGACGGGACGGCCGCGGTGGCCGTGTCCGGCGCGTTTGTCGGATGCACGCTGGTCGTCGAGGGCAAGCTGCCGGGCAATTCGTCCGCATGGTTCCCGCTCGGCGGGACCAACGTGCGGACGGGCGAGCCGGTCAACGGCGGCGGGATCGTACTGACAGACAACACGGCCGCAGCTTTCCGGTTCCCCGGCGTGGACCTGTGCGCGAACGTGCGGGCTTACCTGTCGGCATTTGGTAGCGGGACCGTGCTGGCCGAGATCAACACCCAGCCGGCCGCGTTCGGCTCGAACGTCGTCGTCCCCCTGACGAACTCCATCGCATCGACCCCGCAGGCGATCACCAGCTCCTCCGCGAACGCATTGGCGGTCGGGCCGAACGGCACCACGAACCCCGTACTGCAGGTCGACGCCAGCACCGGCTCCGCGGCGACCGGCCTGAAGGTGACCGGCGCGGCAGCCGCGGGCGGCGTGGCCCTGGCTGTCATCTCGTCGGGCACCAACGAGGCCCTCACGATCAACGCGAAGGGCTCTGGGACGATCTCGATCGGGAATAGCTCCACGGGCGCGATCACACTGGCTCGGGCGACAGGCGTGACGGGGGCGTTGACTGGTACTGCGGCCTCGGCCATCGCCCTTGCGGTGGGCGCGAACGGCGCGACAAACCCGGTTCTCCAGGTGGACTCCAGCACCGGGAGCGTGGCGACCGGTGTCAAGGTGACCGGGGCTGCGGCCGCGGGCGGAGTCGCGATCGCGGCGATCTCGTCCGGCACCAACGAAAACCTGACCGTGGACGCAAAGGGTAGCGGCACGATCACGCTGAACGGGACCGGGACAGGCGTCGTCACCACGCCTCGGACCTACACCGCCCAAAGCGGCCAGGCGACCACGGCGGGCGGTGGGGCCGCGGCACTTCTGATGGGGGCCGGGGCGTTCGGCGTTTACTTCGGGTCGGGTGCCCCGACAATCTCGGCGGCGCAGGGCAGTCTCTACATCCGATCGGACGGGAGCAGCACGTCCACCCGGCTCTACGTGAACAGTAACGGGACGACGGGCTGGACCAGCGTCACGACCGCGGCCTGACCGGAGGCGAGTCGGCATGATCGGTCTGATGACTTCTTTGGGACTGTCGGCGACCGTCGCCGCGATCCTCATCTGGACCGGGCGGCGAGTTCGCCCCGTCCCAATCCCATGTTCCAAGGCCGATCCCGTGAACGTGACCGTCGACGACCTGTTCCGGCTCATCGGTATGAAAGAGGCGGAACTTGCCGCCGTCCGGAGTCAGTTGACAGCGACGCAGTCCCAGATGGCCGACCTGACAGCCGAGCGGGACACACTACGGGCGGCGATCGAGTCCGGGTCAGCTGGCGGGTCGGAGTCCGCGGGAGGGTGACCGATGGCCATCGCGACCTACGTCACCGACGCAGCTCTGCTCGTGAACGTCGCGACGCTCGTGAAAAAGTACAACTCGACCTCGCCGGGGTCTCAAGACCTGGACGACTACTGGGGGCCGATTGTCACGCAGGCGAACCAGCAGGCGTGTGCCGACATCCTGTCGATCTTCACCGGGCGAGGATACAGCGCCGCCCAGATCGCGTCCTCGGATCAGGCCGCTCCGTACAACACGACGCTCGGCATCTTCTGGTCCTTGAATCAAGGGGGCGGCCTTGCGAACTATGACGACAAATTCATCAAGCAATTCGACATCCGCGAACAGATGGAGTCCGCAGTCCTGACAGAGGGCGGCGTGCCGATTTTGCCGGGGGGCGACTTCGGGGCGCGCGTCTTGAGCGGGCGGGTGCTCGCGGCGGGCGACGTGGCGGGGCCGACGGCAGCGACACAGGCCGGCGGGTACGGATCGGTCAGCGACCTGGGGGACCGGGTCAAGGGGCGGTGGGGCGAGTACCGCCGCGGGTACCCGTAACGGAGAATGCTGTGGCACAGACGAAGACCGGCACACTGACGAACCTGAACGACACCGTCGAGATCCCCACCGGGGACCTGACCGCGGTCGGCGTCGAGTTATCGGGCACATGGTCGGGCGTCGTCGCGTTTGAAGTCTGCGTCAATCCGGGCGCAGCGGTGTCGCCAACTTCGACACGTCGAGCGTGACGAACATGACGGCCATGTTCACGGGTTCCGGATTTGCTCAGGCAAACTATGAACTGTTGCTCGCCGCGTGGGCAATCCAGTCACGGCAGCCCAACGTGACATTCTCCGCCGGGTCCGCGAAGTACGGGGCAGGGGCACCGGCGGCGAACCGGGCGACGATCGCAGCGACCCCGTGGACGATCACAGACGGCGGCCCCGCGTAACGCTGCATAATCGTCATTGGTGAACGCACGGACACACGACATGGCGCCGCACCCGCTCACCCTAGACCCCCGCCGTCTCCCGTCCGCGTCCCCGTTCCCGGAGGTGCCGAGCACGGCGCTGTACCTCGACGGTGGCGACACCCTGCACCTCGCGGGCGACGGCGGGGGCCCCCGGGTGGTTCGGCAGGACGCGACCGGGGCTGAGGAGTGGAGCGTGTACGTCGCCGACCCGGATTCGAGACTCGGCGTGAATTCCGAGGCGATGCGGTTGCTGCTCGCTGCGGCGGGTGAGCGGGTGCTGTCGGAGTCGGAGGCGCCAGCGGAACCGAAAGGCGTGGACCCCGCGGCGAACGGTATCAGCCGTGGGTTCGGATTGTTCGACTCCGCGACGATCGGTGTGGGCATCCTGTTCGATGTGCCACCAGCGGACACGACAGCGGGCCGGCAAACCCGCGCGTTCCTCCCGCAAGATGTTTGGACCGAGATAGCCGACCGGGGTGGGGTGGACCCGTACAGTTTGTTCGTCGCGGTCGGAGATGAAGTCTCGCGGGCACGACAACTGCCCCGGTACATCGAGGTACAGTTGATCGGGCCGGGTCCGTGGGACCTGGCGGGGGTCGTGGACGAGGTGATGGGGAAACTCACATGACCCCCAGTGCCGGCACCTGCTGCCCGAGTGGTATCAGTGCGAGGCGTGCCGACATTGGTGGGAAGCTCGAAACCCTTGACTCAACGAGGTGCCCGATGGGACCGATCCGAACCCTGATCCGCGAAATCCTGTCCCCGTCGGCGGGCGGCGCGGCAACCGTGCCAACGTTGCCGACGGAACCGGGCAGCGTCCCTCCCGTGATGCCGACGCAAACCCCGACCCCGGCGACAGACTCGTGGCAGGTGCGGTACGCCCCGCTGATTCGCAAGGTGCTCGCGTGGGCGGTGGCCGCGGTCGTCGGTGCGTTGCTCGCGAGACTCGGCATCCCACCGGAAGTGATCCCCGTGCCGGCGCCGATGGTCGACCCGCTCGACGGTGTGCCTTTCAACTACGAAGGGGCACGCTACGAAGGTGGGGCCGAAGGGGTCGAGCACGCGGAGAACAACGGCCAACCCTGGCCGCAGAAACGCATCACCTACCACTTGGACTATGAATCCGCCGCAAGCGTCCGACCACCAATCTCGCGGGATGCACTCGCCGGCGAGTTCCGAATCGCCTGGAACTGGTGGGCGGAGGGAATCGAGATCGAGCCCGTGGAAGTGACCGACCCGAACGCGGCGATGGTCCGGATTAAGTTCGGGAGGATCGATGGGCCATCCGGGACGCTCGCGTGGTCCTACCTCGCAGACGGGACGATGCGGCCGAAGGACCAACTCTACGACGTGAACGAGCGGTGGACCGCTGGCCCACCGGCGTCCGGCCTGCTCAGCCTGCGAACCGTCGCGTGCCACGAGATTGGCCACGTGCTCGGGCTGGCCCACGACGACCCCCAGGCCCCCGCGGTCATGCGACCCATGTACACCGCTTCGATTCCCCGCGAACAAGCCCGCGACTACACGCGGATGATCGGGATCGGCTACCGCAAGCGGGACAAGGCCCCGGCCGGGCCGGTGGATGTGCTGACGTTCCCGGTGCAGGCCAAGACCAGCGACGTGATCGAGGCGATGGAGAAGGCCGGGTTCAAGGTCCAGAAGTGACCCCAGGGAGGACGACGACGTGACGCCGCTCGCCCTCTGCGCTGTTCTCGGTGTCGGTGCCTGGCCGGCCCCGGACGCCGCGATCCTGACCCCGGCCGACGCGGTCCGGGTTGCGGCTGCCGACCTGCGACGGGTGGCCGCGATCGACCCAGCCCGAGCCTTGCAGACGCGATACCTGTCCGCTCACAACTTCCCGCCAGCGGAACGAGGGGAGATTTATGCCGTCACCTCTTTCTGGGTCAACTCACTGTCTCGGGAAGCTGTGCTGGCCCCACCGCGGCGGGTTGCCCCGTGGCTGTTTGCGGTGGTGTTGGACGATTACGCATGGAAACGGGAGAGGTTCGGCTCGCTCATTTTCGCGAAGGGAGCCGTCGAGCCTTACTTCCATGTCCAGACCCTCGACGCGAAGGGGGCCACGGTCCCGGCCGGTGCGCCGTGGCTACCAGCGACTGACCTCGCCTACCTGATCGCGACCACGGGAAGCGAGACGCCCATCGTTCGGGCTGACTGGTTCCTGAACCGCACGGCGATTCAAGAGGGGCGGGACGGGTTCGGCTACTTGAACTTCCTGGAAATCCCGTCGCGGAAGGACGCCGAGGACCTGGCCGGGCTCGACAGGAAGAAAGCCGAGGCCCGACGGCGGGAACTGGCGGCGGTCGTCGAGCAATCAGGCGTCGCGTTGCAGGGCCGGCAACTGTTCCGCTTCGACACGATCGGCGGGGTGTGGTGGGAGTCCCGCGACGTGAAGGCCGAGAGCAACGGTCGCGGCGACAAGAACGCGGTGAGGAACCTGTTCGGCGACTACCGGCACGACGCGGAGGAGATCGTAGCAGAGCTGCCCAACCGGTTGCCGTTCTTTTATTTGTCCGACGCCGCGGGGAAGGGGATCGCGAGCGCTCCCCCGGACATCGCGGCCGACTCGAAGAGTCCGAGCAACGACAAGCGGGTTCACGTCGGGCTGTCCTGCGTGCGGTGTCACACGCGGGCCGGGCTGATCGCGTTCGACGACCTCTACCGCCGGCAGTTCTCGGCCGAGCGATTGCGAGCCCTTGACCCACAGTTGCAGCGGCGGATTCAGGCGGCGTACTCCGAAGAGATCGTCGAGCCGTGGGAAGGGGATGTGTCGAAGTTCGGGAAGGCCATCACGCGGGCCAGCGGCATGACCCCGGCCGGACTGTCCGAGGCGTTCTCGCGGCAGTGGTCGCGGTACCTCGACGAGCCGGTCGACGTGGCCCGCGCTGCGGCCGAGACGGGGTTCGAGCCCGCGGAGTTCGTGAGGCGAATCGACGCCTACGCGAAGCGGACCCAAGTCAACGACCCGGTGTTGCTGCTGTTCGTGGGACGGGAGCCGCGAGCAATGAGACGCGAACAGTTCGAGGAGATCATGCCGTTACTCATGACCGCACTGGAGAGCAAATGATCGCGACCGCAACCGTCCCCGCTAGCCCGTTCCGCGGCCCCCGGCTCGCCCTGGCCGTGCTCGCGATCGTCGCCCTAGCCTGCCTCGCGCCGCTGGTCCGGGGAAGCCCGCCGACGGTCTACGTTCAGCCGCAATACGTCGCCCCGCAATACGCACCGGCCTATGGGGTGCAGTATCCGGACCCGGCAGCACTCGCCGCGTCGATCGACCGGCTGACGGATCGACTGGGGCGAATCGAGGAACTGCTCGCCGGTCGTGCCGGTGAACCCGTCCCCTTGAAAGCACCTCTTCCGAAGGAGGTAGGCTTGCTCCGTGCGAACTGTGCGGGTTGCCACTCGGGGACCGCGGCAAAGGGCGCGGGGCATGTGTTCGACTTCGACGCCCTGCCCCCGGCCACGCTGAAGATGTTCGCGAAGGAAGTCCTCGAAGGACGTATGCCAAAGGGCAAAACTCTTGACGAGAAAGCCCGCACCGCGTTGGTGCTGGCGTGTTTCGATCCGAAGAAGTGAGGTTCACTCCCATGCGTGCTTTGATTGCCCTGGCCGTGGTCGTGCTGTGCGTGGGTGGCGTGTCCGCCCAACACTGCGCCGCCCCGGTCGTTCAGCAAGTCCAGCAGGTCTACGCCGCGCCGCAAGCCGTGGTCGTGGCCCCCGTCGTTCAACTGCAAGCCTACGTCGTGCCGTCCGCCCCGCTCGTGCAGGTGTACCAGCCGGCCGCGATCGTGCAGCACGCCGTTGTCCAGCAGGTTCAAGTGCAGAAGGTCGTGCAGGCCGTACAGGTGCAGAAGGTGGTTCAGCAAAAGCAGGTGATCCGCCAGCGGACGGTGATCCGATAAGTGCGGATGCCTGCACCCGTCAAAGCGAGCGGCCCCGGATCACTCCGGGGCCGCGTTCGTATCATGACCCCATGCTCCCTCTCATCCTGCTCCTGCTCGCCGCCGACCCCGTCGTCACCCGCCCGACGGTCGACCCCGCGAGGCTGACCACCGCCCAGGCCGCGGCGATCGCCGGCGTCGAGGTCCTCGTCACCGCGCCCGCGATCGGCCCACAAGAGGGCACCTTCGACGGCTGGGGACGTGTACGACATGGCCGGGCCGGGCGACCAGTGGCGGACGCTGTTCGTGCCCGAGGGGACCGACCCAGCGAAGCTGCGGGACGCGATCTGCACAGTCGAGGTCGTCACCCACCGGGCGTGGGTGCGATGGGATGGGGAGCGGGTTCCGGCGCGGACGGAGGTTCGGGTGCGAGTCATTCCTTGACCGGCCGACCCCGTCGCTTCGCGTTGTACTTGACCCAGTACGTCCGCCGCTTCTCGGCGTGCTCCGGACACATCGTGTCGCCTTCCGAGGCCGGTTGCGAGCAGCCGAGCGACTTGCATTCGCCCTTCGGCTTCGCGTGATGTCGTTTCATTCGCCGGACGGCCTCGGCCTTTAGTCAGTCAGCGACCATTCGCGAACCTCTTCGACTGGTCGCCGAGTTCGCTCGGCTTCCGCCTTGCACAGCTTCGCCCACGCTTCGGTGTGGGCGAGCAAGTACAGCAGGTCCGGCCGCTGCTTGATCTGGTCGAGCATGTACCAGACGGCGTCTTCGTGAAGTGTCACTGCTTGGCCTCCGCGATGGGGATTTGATTTGTCGCGTTAAACCGAAGGAGCCACGCACGCCCTCGGATTTTCGCGATCTCCTGTCGAAGAACCTCGCTCAGTTCCTTGCGAGGTGCGGAACTGACACGTTCCAGGACCGCGGCCCGCTCGTCGAGCCAGTCCGCGGTTTCGAGCAGTTCCTCGGTCGGGGTGTTCACAGATCGATCCCCCTTCGCTTCGCGATCGCTTCCAGGCTCGCCCGGTCCCGCTCCAGGTCGCGGAGATAGTCCTCGATCCCCGTGCGGTCGGGGTTCTCCTCCCGCAGACGCCGGACGCGGGCCAGTTCCTCGCAGACGGCCGCGTGCTTGCGGCGGACCGCGTCGTCGAGCCGCCGGCGGCGGGCGGACGCTTCGACTTCTTGCTCGGTCGTCATCAAACTCCCTCGGTAACGGGAATGACTCGGGTCCAGTGTGGGAGTTCGCCGCGGTCGCCGGACCCAGTTGCCACCTCGGTCGAGATGCTCCCGTTCTTGCGAGCGACCACGGCGTACACGCCGAAGTGGGGGTGCCACTTCCGCACGAATTTGGCCCCGACAGGCAGGCGGGACAGGTCGCATTCGTCGCCCGTAATTTCCGCCGAGCGGCTGGCGTGGTGTTCAATCGCCGACTTCCGAACCAGTTCCGCTCGCTTCGAGTAGGCGAGCCCCGAGTATCCGCGTCCCATGACGGTCGCTCCGGTGTGGAAAAAGTGCCGGTCTTTCCCGGCCGTCACTCGGCTTTCCGAGTTGTCAGTGCTTTCAGGTCTCACCCACCCGCACCCATCGGCTTCCTGCGTGTCGCGATCACCGTCGGCGTCGAGTGCAAGAGAACTATAGAGGAGTTTCTAGAAACTGGCAAGCTCGGTAATGAGAGAAGTTTCTAGAAACAATCCGCCTTCGACGTATACTGTCTGCGGAGGGACATTTATGAGGCGGAAGTTCGCGAAGGGGACGGTTCAACTCGGGCAGTCCATCGACGAAGATCTGATGGAGCAGCTTCGCGGGTTTGCGTCCGAACGAGAGGAGACCCTTCGACACGTCATCGAGGAGGCACTGCGTCGGCACATGGCGTTCCCGCCACCGAAGCGGAAGCCGGAACCCCCTCCGCCTGAGCCGTTTCTGGACTCGCCGTCGGCCGGGGTGCGGTTCAAAGGGAAGAGGAAGTAGTCGCAGCTTTCAACCGTCGGGTTTTCGACACAGCATGTTGATGTGCGCGAGGATGTCGCGGACTGCGATCAGGCCGACGGGCCGGTTGGCGACCAGGACGGGGACGTGCCGGTAGTTCCCGCCCGCCATCTTCCCCAGGGCCACCGCGAGGGTGTCGGCGACGCCCACCGTTTCCGGGTCGCGGGTCATGTAGTCGCCGACCCGGAGCCGCTCGTAGCCGGGGCCGAGCGGGGCCTTGTTCAGCACGTCCCGTTCCGTCAGAATCCCGACCAGACCGCCGGCCGCGTCCGTCACCACGATGGCCCCGACCCCGTCGTCGATCATGCGGGCGACGGCCAGCCCGAGCAGCGCGTCCGTCGGCAGCGCGATCGGCGGCTTCGGGGCCAGGACCGACACCGGGTCCAGCATCAGGCTGCGTTCGACGCGGTCGTGCGGGGCCGGCAAATCGATCGACGCGAGGTCGAGCTGGCACCACTGGCACCAGTCGGCCCCCGGCAAGTTCAGGTACCCGCAGCTGGGGCAGATCATCGCTCGATTCGGAACGCGGAGTGCGAAACGCGGACGGAAGAGTCCCTGGCTTTCTATTCCGCAGTACGCATTCCGCAATCCGGACTCATTCGACGGTCCACACGTCCTCGGCCTTGAACAGGTCTTCGAGCCGGCCCTTCCCCTTCGCCTGGGCCGCGGTGATCTGGTTCTGGAGGAGTTCGTCGAACGTCGGCTTGCGGACCGCCCGCAGGACGCCGACCACTTCGGGGTATTGCTTGGA